TTAAAGCCCAAGCCGGGAATTCAACATAGAAACCTGGTCGCCGTTCATCTCTTCTATCCATGTACTATAAACGTCGTACACCATTTGCGCGTTTTCATGCCCCATCTGATTGGCTATAAAAGACGGGTTTGCGCCAGCCGTCAGGAGCCAGCAGGCAAAAGTATGCCGCGTATGGTACGGATTCCTGCGGCGAATGCCAGCGCGTTTTACTGCAGCTTCCCATCTGCTGCCTATACTGCTGTGCGAGTAGCAGGGTTTTTGCTCGCCTTTCCGTCTCCGCGGCATGAAAACAAATCGCAAATTCTGTTCCTCGCTTGAGCCGTATTCCCTGTGGTGAAACGTGATAGTGGATACCGGATGTCCAGCTGTCAGTTCATGCTGCGCTTTCAGCGCGTCCAGGGCAGGGCTGAGCAATTGTATCGTCCGGTTTCCTGCCGCTGTTTTTGGTGGGCCGAACATGCCGTTTGCTGTCAGATTCCGGCAAACGTGTATCACGCCCTTATCCAGATCGACATCTTCCCATGCCAGAGCCGCCAGCTCACCATGCCGCACACCAGAATAGACGGCGAATTTCCACATGTTCTGGCTTTGGCCTCGTTCGCTTGCCATGAGGGCTGCAAATTCCTCTCTTGTAAGTGGGTCAGGCTTAACCCTTGTTTTACGCAGGCTTTTTACGCTCTCAAATGGTTTATGTTGGATAAAACCCGATATGTACGCAAAATTAAGAATAGAGCACAGTAAAGAAACATAATTGTTGACAGTCGAAACTGTTCTGCCTTTTTTATTTTTTCGCTTGTTTTTTGAATAGAAGGTTTCTCCTGTTAGCAATTCGTTTCTACAATTAAGAACGTCACTATATCCAATAGCAGTGAGCATAGTGTTTCCGTTCATGATTTTTATTATTGTATCAACCTGGGATTTTGTTTTCTTAAGAGTATTGGCGCTGATTTCAGTTTCTTTAATTTTAAGCCATAGTTCACACAGTTCACGAAATGTGCTCACGTGTAACGTGGTGTTAATCGCTACTGCCTTTTTGGATGAGGGGAATCGACGCCCGTAATCAAATTCCCCCATGTTTATTTCGCTGGTAATTACCGCTCTTAAATTACCAGCTTTTTTTATGTTTGCGGGGCTTACAATCCACCCCTTTAACACTTCGCGGCAGCGCTTACCTTTATACATAAACCAGACGCATATTCTGTTACCACGAATCTCTACGCCTGTAGGTAGTGTTGCCATTTACGAATCCCGGATAAATTTATTAATTTCCGGATAGTTGTACCAGGTAGTCCCGCGCAAAGTTTTTTCGCCAGAAGGGGAAACTCTTTTGAAGTGAACGCCTTCTATCCAGGCTCCTTGTCGGTAACTTTCAATCTGCCGGGCTCCAAGGCCAGTTCGTGCCATCAGAGCCTTTTCAACCATCCACTCTTCATTAAAAATGATCTGCGCCATATAAACCTCTCTGGCGACATGCCGAGTATAAGCATGCGCGCCGTAGTGGATTGATAATTCGTTATCAGGCGACCTGCCCGGGGAGAGCTCTCAACCGGCGCATGCCGGTCATAGCTGTGGCCACGTAACTCGCTTTACGGTTCACCACCTCCACCCAGACCTTTACTCCTTCAATCTGCACCGTATACGTCTCTTTCATCTGGCTGCGTCCGTAATCGCCATAACGTTCTACGTGCTTAGCCAGCGCCGCATCACAGGCCTGGCGGCCCAGCGGTGATTGTTTGCTTCGGTTAATCAGTCGCATATTCACCTCACACAAAAACATCAACTGGATCGCCAGCTGCGCGCGCGTTGTCGTTCGCTTCCCGGCGGAGGCCGAGAACATAGCCAACGGGATCCCAACAGGACAGGATTGCATTAAGTTCTTTCTGGCTGTGCAAGGTTGTCAGGCGTTTTTTAAGCTCGGTGGCGCAGGCACGCAGGTTCGCCCGGGTGGGGCCTGCCATCTTCATGCACAAGCACAATGTCAGAAGCAGATCCGAATATTCGTCGGCGGCTGCGCGCAATGCTGCCGGGTCGATGCTGGCTTCCAGCTCGGGCAGGCGGTGTTTCAGGCTCATTTGGCACCTCCCTTACGACGAAGAGCCATTCTCAATCTGTTTTTCACCAGTCTGGCTTTGCGTTGTGCGGGCGTTTCACGTTCGCGAGCGCGCGCATTAGATTCACGATTACGGCGGCGCCTGGCGTTGAGTGATTCGTCTTCGCTTCGTATATGCATCCGAGGTTCCCCGTCCTTTGGCTCAGGCCACTGGCGCGCTTTATTTACCGCGAGCTTATCGATCATCGCCTGGGTAATCTGCTCGTCAGTGATTCCCGCTCTGCGCTGGGCATCCCACATCAGGAACTGTATATCAGCCCATTCGCTGTGGTCGTTAGGTTCCGCGGCAGCTTCAAGCGCTTCTATGCTGAGGTGTTTCAGTGGACCAGCTGGACCAACATTGCCGAAGGTGGCATGTGACCATTCAGCGTGTTCGCGGCGAACCTGAATGCGAGCAAATGAGAACTCCCCCATCAGCGCAGCCAATGCGATTTCAGTAATACGCAAATACATGGCTGCGCGGGACGGATTACTGAATTCACCCTCTTTTAAAAACTTCGACATTTCCGCCACGTCAGCACGGCACACGGCGATTAATTGCTCATTAGTGAATGTGGCGATATCAGTCATTCCAGGCCTCCAGCTCGTTCTGAATTTCGTCGTCGATTTCGTCGTTCGTGGCTTCTTCATTCAGGTAGTCGCGAGCTTCTTTGAGATAATGCTCTCGACGCCCGTCGTACCATGCTGAGAACTCTGGCGACCAGCCATTCCTGTCACCCACATCAGCGAAAAAATCGTGCATTGCGTTGTTGTAGGCCAAGTTTTCAACCATGCAATACGCCGTAGTCAGTGCCGCTCACGGATGTAACCGCGGAGATCGCGCTTGTGCCAGTAGGGGCTATATTTCGAATCGCAGCGCCCTTTGAATTCAACTTTCCAGCGGCGTATGCATCGTGCGTTAAGTGATTTGCTCATATCGTTATCGGGAGGGCGAACCCTCCCGCCTCCCTTAGCCCACGTATTCCGGTTTCATGTCGTCCAGGGTGATGCGGAACTGGTCATACAGTTCATCACCGAGGTGGCGGCGCGATGAGGTCAAGGTGCTTTCTGCCTTCGCGAATAATGCTTCTGCTTCCGGATCCCCGGGGTTAGGGAGTGAATTTATGGCTGCCTCAACTTTGTTCTTTGCATCAACAAGGTAGTAGCGCTTCACCGCCTTATTCTTCAGTTCGGTATACAGGGCGGTACCAAGCAGAGCTTTCTGTGATTCGATGTCTGCACGAATGGCTTTGGCCTGGTCAACAGAGCTTGCGGTATCAATGCGGTCGCGTAGGTCGTCTGCAACTGCGTCAACATTAGTTGCTGATTCCTGCGCGGTGGCAAGGATGCCTGTTTCTCTGGTGATCTCATCAACAGTCATTCGCTGGGTTGGATTTATTTCGCGCTCAACGCGTTCCTCCAACTCATCAGGGGTGTAGACCCCCAAAATCGCCCATGGTGTGTAGGCACGAGCCCAGTATTTCACTTGCAAGTAGCCAATTTGCTGCTTTGGGTTACTTTTCCACAGGGGCGAGTTTTTGATTGTTACTTCCGAAACGCAGAGCCATTCATTCCATGTAATGTCTTTCTCTCCGCTAATGACTGCGCCAACACGGCACTCCATCAGATCCTTTTCGCCACGATATTCATAATGGAATCGCCCCCGTATTGCGCCGGTGGCAGTCAGTACCGCGCTAACTAACTGAGCTTCATATCCTAGAGTGCCATTTATAACGTGTGTTTTCTGACCGACTACGTAGGGGTCCATACCCCATCGCGCGGCTTGCATGACAATGGCGAGGCAGTCTGATGGCTTACCTTGAAGATGTTTGGGCACAGTAGAAATACCCTGGGACATAACATCAGCAATCTTCATCATGCGATCCATGACATCGCCATTCAGCAGTAACGAGCCATTATTCATTGTGCTGGGTGCCTGCTGATCAATTACCGCTATGTTTCTATTTTCCATGGTGCTTCCCCCTTATGCCTGTACGCGCAGCGCTTCGAGACGGCGCACATCAAAATCGTTAAGTTCTTCGGTGTAGTCTTCGGTAATCGGCGCCGGCCATTCTCCAGTGTCGAAACCGTTCGCGATCGCGCGCATAGCTTTGCGGTATTCCAGCATGCCGAGTTCCAGCAGTTCTTCGGATGCCTCGATGATGGCGATCCAGTGGTAGTTCTCGTCTTTGTTGACGAAAATCCAGTAGAACTGATCGAGTGCGGCGACATCGCAGTACATTGCTGCGCTCAGGTGGTAGTCGCGGTCGATAATTTCCCTGTGCAGCTTCGCGCGCAGGCCTTCCTGCTTGATGTTCCACATGCTGATGGTTTTAAGGTCCGCACCGATGCGCAGGCCGCCCATGTCTATCTCAAGGTCAGGACGCACACGAACTTCCAGCCCGGTTTCCTCATCAATGCCGAAATAACTCACCTCGACGGCACGGCTCGGGTGCGTCAACAACTTGCCGGCGGTAGGGTGATTCAACAGTGCTTTCTGAATGGCCAATGCCGTAGCCAGCTGCTGGCGGGTAACCAGCACTTTTCCTTCAGGGTTCTCGCGCCATGCATCCAGCAGATCATCGGCAAACACGGCATCCGGTTTAACCGATTTCACGGCCTGAATCAGATCCGTCTTAGTACCTGATACTTTCAGCGGCTGCGCCTTCTGCGCTTCCTGAGCAACCATGTCAGGATTAATAAGCGCCAGCTGTTCCAGCATGGCATCACGGCTGCCGCTGGTTTTAACAGGCGCTGGCAGGGTGGCGTTGTATTCTTTGATGCAGGCCTTCATTGCTGACGCGGTAAAGTTTTTATCGTCACCAACGATTCGCTTGAACTCGTCAGGTAATTCCAGATACGCAATGCCAATTGCATCTTTGTCGCCGCCCAGCGGTACAGGAGCGGGCAGGGTGGCGTTGTGCGCCTCCAACTGCGTCTTGATATCGTCAGCACTCAACAGCGGCGGAAGCCCGGCGTTGTACTCGTCGATAAACGCGCGGATCGTCGCAGTCGTGGTGAAGGCGCTTTCCGGGATTTCCGGCTCGATGCTGAATTCTTTTTCCAGCTGCTCAGGCTGCAGAGCCAGTGCATGCACCAGGTTGCCAATATCCAGAACAGGGGAGCGTACCTTCTGGATGGTTTTGGATACGTGGCGCGCCTCGAAATACATCAGCGATACCCGGGCATCTTTAACCATCGTGGAGCTGATGCCGTTAGCGGCGTGGTAGACCTCATTTGGCACGCCTTCATATCGACCAGGCTCGAAATACTCCGGCCATGCTGGCGCTGCTTGTTCAGCCTCTTCCTCTTCATCGCTATGAGCACTCTCGGAAACCTGGCTTTTCAGCACTTCGTCGGTAAGATCCGGGCAGCGTTCAGCCAGTATTTCTCTCATGTTCACGGCAGTTGTTTGCGCAGGAGGCTCATCAGCGCCTTCGCCTGCTGATACCGCATTATCATTTTCGTCTTCGACCGGCTGAGCCGTTTCCATCTGCACATTGCTGGTGGTTTCCCCGGAATTAGCTGGATGTAATTTTTCTTCTGCAGCGCGCTGGCGCGTCTGGTCCACGATAGAAAGTGCTGGTGCTGGTGCTGGTGCTGGTGATGCCTGGCTATCCATCAGACCATCAATCGAAAAAACACCATTGCCCATGTTTGAAACTTCAGGCTGTTTGGGCTTGGTCAGGTCTTCGGTTATCCACTTCGGATCCGTGGGGTCACTGATACCTTCGACATATTCGCCGCGTTCGGCGGCCAGAACCTGATTAGCGTCAGGGCGTTTCTTTTGAGCTTCTTTCACCAGTTCGGTGCCAATTACCTGAAAGTCAGTTGGGAGAGTTTCCAGGTCAGGCACGCCTTCATCTCCATCGATAGCCTTTTTTACAGCGTCCAGAGTGACAGCGGCAGATGAAACATGACCAGCTTTCTCAAGCGTCTCAGCAGAAGGGACGTCATGCTTATGCTCGGTCAGGTTCGCATTGATATAGGTCTGCAGACTTACCGGGAAATGATGAATATCGCTGGTGGCGCCACGGATAAGGGCAAAAATCGCTGCGCGGGAATAATCCAGGATGCCTGCGACCTTGCGCAGCGCTGCCGACCATTCTTTGAACGGACTTTCTTTCTTCTGGACGATCTCTTTGGCCCGGCGGTGAATAGATGCCGGGAAATTGTATATATCGAAATCCATCGGCATTGTGGCCAGGGCTATTTCAACATCGAGCGTATCGAGGGTATGGGTGTAGTCAGGATTGCGATCGGTTTTATTACCGCCGCCAGCATTCGTACCTGCATCAGTTTTCATAACTGAAGAAATGCAGTTACCGGCAGCCCATTCCCTGGTGAGAATGCCGCGGTCGATCGCGTTAGTGGCAAACCACAGCTTTGCAAACTGGATACGCTTGCCGAGCTCATGCCGCTTCCCTTCCGGGAAGACTTTTTTATTGGCACTGGTGAATTTCCAGAGCGCCGGCATATCGTATTTTTTGATTTCAGGGATATTCTCGGCGGCCAGAATCAGATCCTGGACGGCTGCGTTATCAGTGTCCATTTCAAGAACTGACAGCTCCTGCCGGTGAGGCATGCTGATATGATAAACGTGGCGTTCTTCTGCCATATACTGCGCCAGCAGCTGAGCGCGAAAGGGGAGTTCTGCCACGTTAAAAAGCGCGCTCGAATCGTCCTGGTATTCATCGCTACCGAAAGTTTCCACGGTCTCACCTTGTGCCGCGTCACCAGTAGTATTGGCATCAACCAGCTCGCCACTAACGGGCTCAGCAGATACTCCGGCATTATCGATGTGATGATCCGCAGGCGCCTGACCTGGCTTCAGAGCCCAGGTGCGGCCATCGTCGCCGAGCTGGTAGCGTTCGCACCATGAGTAATCGAGAAGACCTTCCGCCGGCAGGTCATTGAATACCGGGAAATCGGTACGAATTGGTTTTTGATAGTCTTTGCCGCGGCCTGTTTCGATCCCAGCGTCTTCCAGATCGACGTCGAGCTGCAGTAGGGCGCGAGCTTCTGATTTATTAGTGCGCCAGATTACGGCATCAGCTTTACCCGATTTTTGAGTCGCTTTTATCAGATAAAAATATTCCATGTGATAGCCTCTATTTTGGATGTAGAATCCCCCGGGCCATTGGTAGCGCCCATTTAGGGTGGTCATTGGTTTTGGTAATTTCCGGTGTAACTTTGGTCGGTGGCACCGGACGTACAGCCCGCTTCGGCGGGTTTACGTTAGCCCTCGTGCGCCATCTGGTCGTAAGAGGCGCAGCGTTCAGAGCAGTACTCTTTTTCTTTCCGTGCGAGCTGGTTCCCCTGGAGGTACAACAGGGTGCTCACCACTGGTTTTCCCTCGATTGCTTTACGGCAGTAACCGCATTTCTTCTGCATTCCTTCCCCCTTCATTTGCACCGTGAACCCGGCTGGATGCTCGTCCAGTACACCTTTCAGTGGATAACATTCAGCTTTAACGTGTTGCTCTTCTGCAGCTGCCTTGCAGTCATTCTCAGTGTCGTAAACCCCGAGCAGGACATCCTGATTACCGCCCGTCAGCATGCTGACGGTGAGAACCAGGGCAAACATCGTGCTCATGAAGGGTCTCCTTTTTGCGCGAGCATGTAGCACACCCGGCGGATGAAAGTTGACAGCGGACTTAAACGAACAGCTTGCTGACGAGCGGGTTTGCGTGCGAAATCATTCATAGAAACAATCCCCCCAGTGCGCTGAAAAGCGCGATCCAGATGATGAGCCCAATAACTGCCGAAATGACCAGGGCTTTGATGCCTTGCTTGCTCATTCCAATTCCTCATTTATGCCTGTCTTTTAACCACTTCAGGCTCGGTGGTATGCTGGTAGTTCTCACACAGCCAGCAAGGAAATAAAAATGTCAAAACTGACAACGATGAAAGTTGCTTGCCCTGATTGCGGAAGCGAGATGCTCAAGCGTCCCGATGATTTCGACTTTGATACAAATTTTGTTGGCGTCAGTTGTGCCAACTGTGGTCGAGAAATCACTAAGGACGATGTCGTTAAGCAAGGGACGGATGTTGTCAAAAAGCAGGTTGACGACATCCTCAGGGATGCCTTCAAGGGAACGGGCTGGAAGCTCAAGTAACCCCAGTAGTTCCTCGACCTGATTGATTACTTCCGTGGCGTTTATTTCGAGTTCAATAGGCGCCACCTTTACCTTACTCATCTCACCCTCATTGCCTTATCGCCGGCCAGCGGAACGTTTAAACCTACTGCGCGTTGATCTCTCCACCTCATCCGGTGTTTCGTATGCCGCCGGCAGCTACTTCGTGGGCTCCATGCCTGGGTGGTTTGTTGCTATGGGGTAAGTAAAACATTGCTTTACTATTAAGTCAAGTTAAGGTGATCTGATTTGTAAGGTAATGCTGTACCTATCGGCGATATTCATGGCCTTAGTCGGCATTTCATGCATGTGGCATGCTCAAAAAAACATCAAACAGGGTGACTGGTATGGACGACGAAGAAGCCGCACAACTGCGCTATCAGGAGATGTGCCGTATCGTTGGGGATGTTGTGTTTGCCATGATCGCCGAAGGTCACGAAGCCAGGCGGGTAGCCATAGCTGACGTGATAAGAACGGAGATTTCAAAGGGGATTGATAAGTGGGATTTAGATCAGATTCAGGTGATGGAACTGGCGGTGAAGTTGCTGGAAGAGTAGGACAATAAAAACCCGGCTCGGTGGCCGGGTTTTTTATAGATTAGCGTGGTTGGTAAACTTGTGCTGTTGGTCCATACGCTAAAGTAAATTTGGGTGCATTTAATAATCCTAAATCTTTAAGATTTTCAATCATTTGTTTCTGGTTGCGGCTAACAGAAACCTGCTTCAATTCCGCAACTTTTTCATGCATTGGTTTCGCCTGAACACGAGTCATCTGGCTTCCTCTGTTAAAATTCTTCGCTGACAAGATTAAAAAGGTACAGAACTTATAGCTACGATTTCTCTATTTGTCTTATACCTGAATTCATTCAACAGCTTATGCAACTCGTTTATTGCTAAACGCATATCATGCTGTTCGGTGTAATCTTCTATCTTTAGCCTTAGATCATAAACTATAGTATTGATTCCGATTGTTCTGCTGTGAGAGTGCCATTTTTTATTGTCTGAAAGTACAGTAGCAATCTCCCGGGCTCGTTCTATCTTTTCATCTTGTGTTACAGGCTGACCCAGTTTTGAAACACTAGTTTCATGAACCTGCCAGTCACGAAATTTATATTCAACAAGCCATTTTTTTAGCAGATCTTTAGACAGTTCTCGGGCTTCTTCGTAGCGTCTTAGCTCAGCCAAATCCAAATTATTGACCATCATTAATTCGGCCTGAGTTATGGAGCCTGAGGCTGACTTCTCGATTATTTCTTCAACTTTGTCAAGATAGCCTAAAGCAGGCACCCATTTACCATCTGATGATTGAACCTGTGGATCTATTGGGCCTAGTGAAGAAGCATAGTCCATGTAAATTTTATCACCAGACATGCACCAAATCGTTCCAGCCGACATAGCGCTATCGGGTACGATAAAATAAACCTCATGGTAAAAATGTCTAGTAATTTCGACCATTTTTTCTACAGACTCAACGCTTCCTCCATTGGTCTGCAAAAGAATAACTAAAAAGCGGTGTTCGCGCTGTAATGCTGAAGTGCCGATATCTTCTATAACTGGTTGATATATAAGCTTTGCCCAGTCAGTAATCCCGCCATAGTATGTGATGATGTCACATTCTTGGAAAAATTGTTCCCTGAATTCGCTGAGCTTGTATTTTATGTACCCTTCAAGTGTAGTCTCTAAGTTATCCATAATTTTTCCTGAACAACCCTGGTAAAATTTTAACCTTCTGTTCTTATGACAGATAAGTGCCTTATAAAATTAACCACTTGATTTTTTTTGATTTTGTACAACAAGCAGGCGTCAGGTGCGGGTCTAACATAAGAAATTAGCGACTGAAAGTTACTTTTCGTAAAACTCAATAGCTTAGTCGCTATCGCCCTTAATCCGCCGCCCCATGTACTTCGCGTACAGTTCGTCGAGCTCCTTCAGTCGCAGAGATACGATCCGCAACATGTTCTGCTGCTCTTCTTCCGGCAACTGACGATAAAGCTCAAGCAGGCGCTGTTCGTCAGGTTTAAGACCGTCTTTCTCACCAACATCTTCACCCAATAACCAAGGCACAGAAACGCCGACTGCATCGGCAATTGCTAGTGCAGACTCTTTGCTGATACGGCCTGTTTTGAACCAGCCTGAGACTGCCTGCTTACTGACACCAGCAATTCGGGACATCTCTGTTTTGGAGATTCCTTTAGCATTTAACGCTGTCAGCCTGGCTATCAGGCCTTCTGTCGGATTTTTTTCGCTCATGGCTTCATTGTAAATAATTGCTTTACTCCTAGATAGGCATGCATCTGTTGACTGGTTTGTAAATTGATGCTTTACTTTGCGCATCTAAGGAGGTCCTATGACTGGTATTGAAAACGCTATTCAACAATCTGGTTCTGCAAGTGCGCTAGGTTTGGCTATCGGAGTAACCAAAATGGCTGTGTCTTTGTGGCGAAAGAACGGCGTACCGTCCTCTCGTGTTATTCAAATTTACAAAGCAACCGGCGTCACGCCGCACGAACTGCGCCCAGATCTCTACCCAAACCCGACCGACGGTCTGCCAAAACAGGAAGGCTAACCATGCACACTCTTTCTTTTCAACAAAGTACCGGATTCAACGCCGGCGCTCTGATAAAGCGATATCAGCCGATAGTGGCAGAGCACGACAACATTCGCTCCGCCGTTCGCGCCTGGGCAGCGGCTGAAGGTCAGGATGTTGTATCTGCGTACATCGTCGATGAGTGGCGACAGCAGGGCGGCGAGGAGATCGCGTTTCCTGATGACATCAGCCGAGCCCGACAAAAGCTTTTTCGCTACCTGGACAACCCGGCCGAGTCTGAGCGCTATCGCGAGTACGTTCGCCTTCTTACACCGGCGATCATGGCCGTTCTTCCCCTGGAATACCGCCACCGTCTATTGCCCGTAGACAGTTTTATGTCCCGTCTGGCTCGTCTGGAAAAAGAAACCAGCGAAGCAAAGGTTGCCGTTGCTATGGGGGCACCACGCCATCAGAAGCTGAAAGAACTGAGCGAGGGAATAGTCGAGATGTTCCGCATAGACCCGGAGTTAACAGCGCCACTGATGGCCATTGTCACTTCAATGCTGGGAGCTCTGTAATGGGGAATATCAAAAAAGGTGAAAGCCGCGGTGCTGCAACACCAACGGCTTTCGTTGCGAATTAACTGGATCAATTCACAGGGGAAATTATGAACACTCACCAACTGAATATCAATAACGGGGGCGCCCATGGCTAAAAATTCGAAAGACGCTTACGGCGCCAGCGGCAAAAGCAATGTTCTTTTTTTCGAACCGGAAAGTTTGCATCTGGTTACCGATACAACACACCCGCTTTACGATGAACGAGTACACCTACCGCTTAATGAAGCTGTGATCCTCAACATCATGGAGCTTGGGGTACTCGAACCGATTATCGTGTGGAAGGACCCGGAGACAGGGAAAACCTGCGTGGTAGCAGGTCGGCAGCGCGTAAAGAACGCTAAGGAAGCAAATGCCAGGAGAAAGCGGGCAGGGCTGGAACCCTGGCCGGTACCCGGTATAGCTAAGCGCGGCTCGGCAATTCAAATGGCCAAATACATGGTCAGCGAAAACGAGATCACGCAACCAGATACCCCACTGGGCCGGGCAAAAAAAATGGTTCAGCAGATGGAATACGGTCATGACGAAAATGACATTGCCCTGCTTTTTGGCTGCAGCGTAAAAACGGTCCAGGCAACCGTGGCTCTACTGGATGCTACGCAGGCCGTCCAGGCAGCGGTTGAGGCTGGAAAAGTCACTGTCACTCAAGCGCGTCAGCTGGTCGATATGCCACCGCAAAAGCAACGGGAAACGGTCAAACAGTTAGAGGCAGCTGCAGAGGGTGTAACTGGCCACGAGAAAGCTCGCCGCCAGCGCGCTGTCCTAGGCGACACAAAGCCGCGTCTCAAATCCCGTAAGGAAATCACCCAGCAACTTCAAACCGCCAGTGGCGAATACGCTGAGGCTTTGCGGTGGGTGCTTGGTGATGAAAACACACCAGTTTAAGCAACAACGGGGTCTCTATGCGTGATTACGGCAAGGTGCATACATCATTTTGGATAAGCGATGGAATGCGCCGGGTATCGGATGATGCCAGGTTGCTGGCGCTGTACCTGCTCACCGGGCAACACACAAACATGATCGGATGCTTCAGGCTGCCTGATGGATACGTTTCGGAAGACCTTGCATGGACTCCTGAAAGGGTTTCGAAAGGGTTTGATGAGCTATCGGCTAACGGTTTCGCAACGCGTGATTCGTCATCGAAATGGGTGCTAATTCGTAACTTTCTGACCTGGAATTCAGTTGAAAACCCAAACCAGGGAATTGCAGCACTTCGTTTGTTTGATCAGGTCCCGGACAAATCTACGGTGAAGCCAGAGCTGGCGCGGGTTTTAGCCTCGGCAATATCCCACATCGGCATCGCAAAACTAAAGGGTTCCGAAAGGGTTCTCGAACCGTTCCTTAACCAGGAACAGGATCAGGAGCAGGAACAGGATCAGGAAGAAGATAATTCGGGGCATGGCTCCGCCACACCCCCAGCAGATCAAAACCAGGACGAAAGCGATAAACCTGATTCCCAAAAAATATACCCGAATGATTTCGAGCAGGTCTGGTCGGTTTATCCCAGGCGGGCAGGGGGTAACAGCAAATCCGATGCCTTCAAAGCCTGGAATGCCCGAATCAGGGATGGAACCACTACGGCGGAAATCTTCGCAGGAGTGGAGCGTTACGCAGCTTTCGTTAAAGCCGAGGGAATCCTTAACACGCAGTACGTGAAACAGGCGAAAACGTTTTTTGGCCCTGGTATGCATTTCAGCGAACCGTGGGCGATTCAGCAGGCGCCAGGAGCACGAGATCCCAATCAGATTTCGGAACCTGACAAAACCATCCCATCGGGATTCAGGGGGTAGCGATGAAAAACATGATTGGTACCGGGAATGCACTGGAGCGACTGAAAAAACTCATTCCCCCTGGCGTTCAGCCAAAATTCGGCAGCGTTGATGAATGGCGTGCCTGGCAAGCCGAAGAAGGCCGTAAGTGCTGCGAGGAACTGGAAAAACAAAACCAGCGCGCACGTGCAGAGAAAATCTTTGGACGTGCTGGAATTCAGGATCTGCACCGCAGCTGCACATTCGCTAACTATCAGGTTGAGTCGGATGGCCAGCGTCGGGCGCTCTCGATGGCGAAAAGTTATGCGCAGCATTTCGGCTCTGGGTTTGCGAGTTTCGTATTCAGCGGAGCGCCGGGCACCGGGAAAAACCATCTGGCGGCAGCAATCGGAAATCACCTGCTGGCTGGTGGCCGCTCTGTGCTGGTGGTGACTATTCCTGACCTGATGCTACGTGTTCGCGAGTGCTATGACGGCGGGCAGTCAGAGGCGTCATTGCTGGACGATTTGTGCCATGTGGACCTGCTTATTCTGGATGAGGTGGGTATTCAGCGCGGAAGCAGCGGTGAAAAAGTCATCCTGAATCAGGTTATCGATCGCCGGCTGTCCTCCATGCGACCTGTCGGCATCCTAACCAACCTGAACTATGAATCGCTGAAGGACACACTGGGTATGCGGATTCTTGACCGTCTCCAGATGGACGGCGGTATGTGGGTGAATTTTGAATGGGACAGCTATCGCAAAAACGTGCGTCATTTGCGTGTCGTTAAGTGAGGTATGTATGGCTAGAGCATTGTCAGCAGTTGAGCGCAGAGAGTACGTCCGTGCAGTGATTCGGATCACCAGGCATCAGGGGCGACTCACGACCGCCGAGGCAATGAAAAAACTGGGCCTGAGCCGCGCTACTGTTCAGCGGTATTTTTCCGAAGCAGAAGCGACTGGCGAGGTTGTCCGGCATGGTCGCTTGGGGTTGTTCCGCGATCAGCGGGCCGTTATCGACTTTGACATGAAGCGGTTTGGCCTGGTGCCAAAAACGGCTGTTGGTATGAACTACAGCCTGCTGGGCAGTCCTGTATTTCAGCGTGTTCTGGATGTGCAGGAAGCTATCTGCGCAAGTAGGCCGACAACTGCGCGCGGGGAGGCCTTATGACTATCGAGAAAACTCATATCGGTATTGTGATTACCAAAGACGGACCGAAACGTAAAAAGCTGCACGCGACGGAAAGTATGTGGGTGGTGGGAAAAAACGAGTTTTACCACAAAGATACCGGGCGCCGGCACTTTGCCGAGAATACGCGCCGTCGGCTTTTGCTGGAAACGATTGAGAAAATCGGGAGCAAATTATGAGTGAAGTCACAGTGAAGTTGACGAACAAAGCGATCGCAATCATTGCGGACTACATCCAACGCGCCAGTAAGAACGAGCAGCTGCAGGACGCAAAGAATCGTCTGGATAAAAAAATAGCGATGCTCTCTGAAGACGAAAACTGCGATCAGGAGCTGTTGATGGCTGCATTCGTACCAGCGATGACAAATCATACCCGTGATGGTTTTTTTGAAGCTATTGCGGTTGCTTTGGAAGGAGCGCAGGCATGAACAAGGAAATGGAACCATCGCTGCAGTATGCCTGCAAACGCATTCTAGAGCTGGAGCAGCTGCTGCTGGTGGATGTACCAGAAACTGTATGGCCCGCTGAAGTAACGATGGTTTTCTCTGAAGTCGAAAACGCCGGTGAATTGCCGGCGCATCACCAACGCCGACTGCATCATCATATCAACCGTATGTGGTTGGAGAAAATGCCGGTATCGTCAATTATCGCCGCGACTCGTTCGTTGGCCTGCGCCATGGGGAAATACGCGTGAGAGAAATCATCGTTGATAACTTTGCTGGTGGCGGTGGCGCCTCAACGGGGATTGAGTTGGCGATAGGCCGCAGCGTGGATATTGCGATAAACCACGATCCCAACGCGGTAGCCATGCACACTACGAACCACCCGGATACGTTGCATTATTGCGAGTCGGTCTACTCTATCAGGCCAAAAGTCGCGACCGCCGGCCGCCGCGTCGGTCTGGCATGGTTCTCGCCGGACTGCCGTCACTTCTCAAAAGCGAAAGGCGCTAAACCTGTAGAAAAAACCATTCGGGGCCTTGCATGGATCGTCATCCGCTGGGCGCTAGACGTTGGCCCTCGGGTGATGATGCTGGAGAACGTCGAAGAGTTTAAAACGTGGGGGCCGCTGCTAGCCGCTGAAATGCGTCCAGACCCGGAACGCGTCGGGGAAACATTCCAGGCTTTCGTCGGCATGCTGACCACTGGTATTCCGGCAGATCATCCCGCTCTGCTCGAGTGCTGCGAATTTCTGAATATTTCGCTTGATAGCGAGGATGCCGCCCGGCTGGTAAACGGGCTGGGGTACACCGTTGAGTATCGCGAATTACGCGCCTGTGACTACGGCGCCCCGACAATACGAAAACGCTTCTTCATGGTTATGCGCCGAGACGGGCAGCCGATAGTGTGGCCGGAAGCCACCCACGGGGATCCGAAATCACCAGCGGTGCTGGCTGGCAAACTGGCGCCGTGGCGCACAGCTGCGGAATGCATCGACTGGTCTATCCCTGCGCCGAGCATATTCGACCGTAAAAAGCCGTTGGTAGAGAATTCGCTCAAACGTATTGCCCGCGGCATTCAGCGGTTTGTTATCGACAGTGCTTCACCGTTCATCGTGAAGTGCAACCACACCACGACCAAAGGAAAATATGACTGTTTCCGGGGGCAGTCGCTGGCGGATCCGCTGCAGACGATTACCAAAACCCACGGCTTTGGGGTGGCGGTTCCACACCTGACAAAATTCCGCACCGGCGCTACCGGGCAGCCAGTCACCGAGCCGGTACCGACGGTGACCGCTGGTACGTCAAAACGCCCGGGCGGTAATGGGCATGCACTGGGTATTGTTGAGGCATCTCTGGCGCCGTTCCTGGCTGGTAATGGAGGCAGTGAGTATCAGGCTAAACCGCGCCCGCTTGATAAACCTGCTCACACCATCCTGAAAGAGTCGCGAGCTTGTGTTGTTGCGCCGGTCATCGCTCGTCAGTTTGGTAACAGTATCGGACATCGGGCCGACGAACCCCGCGCAACTATCACTGCTGGTGGCGGCGGTAAATCGCTGCTGGTATCCGCATTCTTGGCTAAACACTACGGCGGGAATTATACCGGGCCAGGTGTTGGGCTGGATGAGCCAGCACATTCAGTGACGACGGTGGATCATCATGCGGTTGTTGCTTCTCACCTGGTCAAGCTGCGTGGAACCTGCCGTGACGGCCAGCGCGCTGACGAACCGATGCCGACCATCACCGCCGGCGGCCAGCATGTGGGAGAGGTTACGACACTGGCAGTCGAGGACTACGACGAAGAGCGCGCAAAGCAAGTGCTGGCGTTCCTGCGGGAATACTGCGGGGAGAACAGCACCGGGCTGGTGGATATTGACGGGGTGACGTTCCGAATTGTTGATATTGGGATGCGGATGCTGCAACCGCATGAGCTTTACCGGGCGCAGGGGTTCCCGGAGTGGTACATCATCGATCAGGATTACCGCGGTGTGAAGTATGCGAAGGATAAGCAGGTTGCACGCTGCGGCAATGCCGTTCCGCCCCCATTCGCTGAGGCGCTGGTGAGGGCTAATTTGCCGGAGATGTGCCTGAAAAAAGACATTGCAGCATGATAAAGCCCGCTTCGGCGGGTTTTATCTTTTATGGCGAAAAATTAATCCAACAGGAGAATGGGGGGGCGAAAAGTGAACTTAAGCCCACAAAAGGACAAATCGGAAAAATTATTTGTAATACAATTATACACTCATTAGTTATGAGGTTTTTGTATGAAGATTTACCAGGCTCAACCACATGATGTGGATACTATCCTTCCCCTGTATCTCGGGTACCGTCGTTTCTACGAGGTCGAAGAAAATGCCTCGCAGGCCAGAGATTTTATTCTCAAGCGCCTTCAGCTTAATGAGTCCGTGATCTTTTACGCCGAGGTTGATGGGAAAGCGGTAGGCTTTACGCAGCTCTATCCTTTATTTTGCTCTCTTGAGATGAAACGTATTTGGTTGCTTTATGACCTTTTCGTTGATGAGTCAGCTCGGAAGCATGGTGTGGCACACAAACTAATCTCACGTGCTGAGCAACTGGCGAAGGAGAGCGATTCGGCATTTATTATGCTTAGTACCGCTACAGATAACATCCGTGCACAGGCGTTGTATGAGCGTAATGGATTTGTGCGAGATACTGAGTTCTTCGTGTATAACAAGTTTCTGAAATAAATGTTCGATGTAGCCATAATAAAGTGGTTAGTTAATGCCTGGCGGGTTAGCTCACTACTTGAGTATGGCGTCAATGCAACTTACCCAGTGGTAGTCGTCTCTTCTAAACTGCCAGACTATACAACTGGATAGCCTTCTACTTTCAATTTTGCCAAAGTTGACAGAGAGAAATGGTAAGGCAGCATGAGAAAACCCGCTTCGGCGGGTTTTCTTTTTTGCACTGGTAAATAGGGGCTTATACGATACACAAAATATGCCGTCGACAACCGCGCAAAACTTTTCACTCCGTTAGCCATGAAAGTTAAACAAAACTCCCAAACTTTCAATTGTGATAATCTCTTTTGAAAATAGTGGCTTGTAGGGTGATCTTCATCTGCCATCATATCCCTCGCACCGTGTAATTTTCACATGTAAGTGATTCAACATTAATTTATACTGTATAAAAACACAGTGTATGATTTTGCTTCCGGGAGGTAGGGATGCGCAGTGAGAGTGACGAGTATTACGATCTGGTTAAACGTTCTACAGGTGAAATTGTGGGCAGTATCAGGGACGCTGGCCGAGCCCTGGTGTACACGGCTAGCGGGATTACTTCTATGCGACCGCTACTTGAGGACGAGGGAATATTTAATCTCAACACAATGACCAGTTTTCTGCATCGCCTCGGCTACCGAGTTATCCCACCTTCTGATAATATGAAATCAACGGCCTGAACAACCGTTAACCTACTGCGCCACGGAGAGAAACCATGGCGCAATTGCACTTAATAAAGCAGTCACAAGGTTTACTGATCCCTGCCACGCAGGAGACCAGCGAATTTCTACAATCAAAATGCAAGCTCGGCGCCGTTCTGGAGGCCGACTTTAAACTTGTCCGTAATCCGGCGTTTCATCGCCGTTACTTTGCTTTACTCAATCTCGGTTTTGAATATTGGGAACCTACCGGCGGGGCGATTTCGTCTAATGAGCGCAGGCTTATCACAGGTTACGCCAAATTCCTTGCTGCATATGGCGGGAGTGAATCGGCGTTACTTGATGCCGCCGGGCAATATCTCGACCGAATAGCCGAGAAGCGATCCGGCTATATCAGTATTTGCAAATCTTTCGATGCTTACCGGGCGTGGGTCATCGTTGAAGCCGGCCACTATGACGCCATACAGCTGCCGGACGGCACGCTGAAAAAACACCCTCGCAGCATTTCTTTCGCAAGCATGGACGAATGCGAGTTCCAGGAACTGTACAAAGCATCGCTCGATGTTCTCTGGCGGTGGATCCTCTCTCGTTCGTTCAACAGCCTGCAGGAAGCTGAGAACGCCGCAAACCAGCTTTTAAGCTTTTCGGGGTGATGCCGATGAAACGCTCATGGTTTCACCATCACGAATGCACAACGCAGCAGGCCGACGAACTGATTGCGAGATATCGCCAGCGGGGCGTAAAGGTCGAACGAAGCTTAAACCCTGACTTTATGACATGGACCGTCAGCGCGCAGCTGGTGGAGGACAAAAATCCGCCGCGGCCAGACTCTCGCTGGCGCAACAGGATGTGGGAGTGAGTATGGCGAATCTTCGCAAAGCGGCCCGAGGCCGCGAATGCACAGTGCGGATCCCTGGTTACTGCAACGGCAACCCGGAAACCAGCGTACTGGCTCATTACCGCCTGGCGGGTACCTGCGGAACTGGATACAAGCCGGACGATACACAGGGCGCTATATCCTGCAGTGCTTGCCACGATCTCATCGACGGCAGAAAGAAAACCACCGACTTCACCCATGAGGAATTGCGCCTGATGCATGCAGAAGGCGTGTTTCGGACACTCGAAATCTGGCGGAGAGAGGGACTCATTAAATCATGACGACTGAAACCGAAAGCGAACTGAGCAATATTGTCGCGTTTCCCACAAAAGAGGATGAGCCGCGTGATATGACCAACTTTCTGTATGAGCAATCCGAGCGGCCTTTTTGCCGTCATCCTGCCGTCAGCGTCAACGAGAAAGAACGGCAGGTTCGTTGCCGCACATGTGGTGCCGCAGTGGATCCTTTCGACTGGATGCTGTCACTTGCCAAAAAGGAGACGCAACTTGCAGACAACGTGAAAGCCTTGCGCAAAGAGGAAAAAGAGCGCCGTAAGAACATCGAGAAACTTATCCAGATCGAGCGTAACGCCAAAGCCAGAATCCGGAGGGCGAAAAAGTGAGCCCAGAAATTATCGAGGCTATTCGCCAGCGTTGGCGACGTCTGAGTCTTGTCCGTTATCGGGGTTCGTTCCCGGTGGCTTATCGAATCCTCAGAAACCAAATCCGCATCTATAAAGCAGGGGCATAATTGTGAAACTTGAAGCGTTACCAAAATTTTTCTCACCAAAATCGATGATGCCCGGTGCTGTACCATGCGGGATCACCGCTGATACGTTAACGATTACCGACGTCATGGCTGCCCTGGGGCTGGCAACATCAAAATCGGCGATAGGTATCGAACTCTACCTTGCAAAAGCGGGCGTTCTGGCGCCGGATAATATAATCGCCTTTATCAATGAGCTTGCTACTCAGCGCGCCAACCTGAGTAAGCCTCTTCAGGCTATGGAGGAAGAGCTGCGGGTTGAGTTCTTGCGCATACTTGCTGGATACGTTTTCCGGGACTATTCGCTGAGCGCAGCCAGCAAGGTTACATGCAGTAGTTGCGACGGATCCGGGTTCATTGACGCTGAGGTATTCACCAACAAAGTGACTTATCCGGATGGAAAGCCCCCGAAGTGGGCCAAGGTCACAAAGGGGATCTCGCCGTCCGACTGGGAAGAGGTGAAAACTGTGCGTGAGCAGGTAAGGGTAATCTGCAAAGCGTGCAACGGGAAGGGTAGCACAAAGAACGAATGCCGCTGCCGTGGCCGTGGCGAGGTTCTTGATAAGAAAAAATCTGAGCTGCAGGGGCTTCCTGTTTTTAAGCAATGTCCTCGTTGCAGTGGACGTGGTTACCCGAGATTAAAAGATACGGAGGTATTCAAGGCGCTGGGAGTTACAGAAACCACCTGGCGCAGAAACTTCAAATTATTCTTCGATAGGCTGGTGGAGTTCTGCCATGTTGAAGAATCCTTCGCAGAAAAGATGCTCGAAAGAGTTACGAGATGATTTTATAACTGGCTATTGCAAACGTGGCGGAAATTGGCTAATCTCGTTCCAACGATGGGGTATTTCGCCCACGTTAAAGATATTAAGACCTCGCCTCGGCGGGGTTTTTTTGTCTTCGTAAGGGCTTTATGTCTCACTCATCATCAAGAAAAAAGGTGCTGCACTCGACTTTACCACTTACCTCCCGCGCTTCGCATGCACGAAGTTGTGTCAACCATGTAGCCAATCGAGTTGGCATGACGAGAGAAGCGTTGCTGAATAAAATCGTGAGTGACACAGGGGTTAACTTAGAGGGGCCCCTTTCGGAAGAAGAGTTACTAAAAGCGTATCATTACTTTGAATCTCTCTAAGATAAACAGCTAACGGTATCATTTTTATTTACGATAGAGACTTCCTTTACCAGTCCTTGCTCTCTCCCAAAGTTCCTCATCCGTCAGGGTTGTTTGAATCAGTTCGATTGGAACACCTGCGTCATTGATAACTGCTACGAAGTAATCATCTATGGGCTCATAGGGGCCGAGGATTATATCTTCATCTCTGATGGCTGCTGATAAGTTATCAACTTTAAACGCAACATGAGGTACCGTTTTTAGTAAAGGATGAAGTGGTGAGTCGTCAGTAAAGCGATGCCACTGGACTTTAAATTTCCCGGGATTGTCGGAAGTGAGCATTCCAGCCTTCTCACTGAACGTTCCTTCGCATCTTCCATCCTGTAATGGAATGCCAAAATGGTGAAACTCGTACTGTAAGTTTCTTTTCATGAGCAAACTCCTCAATTAAAAAAGCGTTCATTATTATATTGATCGTTTGCTCAATGCGGAGGCAACAGCAATGCACATATGCTTCATCTGAGGTGAAAGACTATCATAATGTCCGCTAATCCGAGTACAGACATGATTACTCGAGTAGTTGCTTAGCTGGTGGCAAGAAGATACATCGACTGCATACACTGAGCATAACCGGATTTTGTATTAAATGCTTTGGGAAGTAAGTCTGTTATTGACGCATGGAATGATAAGACCATAAATTATCAACGTGGTGAATCCCCCTGTGCGGAGGGGCGACCAGTCAGTTACAGAAACCTGTAAATGCAGCGCGGGCCATGCCGACTGGGGCATGCTCACCGGGAGGCACCCGGCACCACACTGCCACTAAACATATTTAAGATTTATGGAAGGTTTATTTCTGCGGTTGCCCGTCTATGTTTATAGAACGTAACGGCAAAAGTGAATGCTTCCTGGTAAATCGGTAGCTCGGACTATTAGGAGTGGCTTCGTTTCGTTACTACCTAGAATGCCTAATTTCTGCCCGTTCCTCTGAGCGGGCTTTTTTTCGCCATGAATAAGTCTCCTCGGAAAGCTGAGGTACAAATCATTTGAGGCTGCGCTTATGCGTGGCCTTTTCTTTTTCCCCTCAATTCTGAGAGGACTCACAGCAATAAGAGGGGGCTTAATGTCCGATCCTTTAACTGGTACCGGCCTGATTTTTGGCGGCGGTTTAATTGGTTCCGTCGTATATGGCGTTATCACCCACACCGATTTTGGTGTGGTATTTGGGGCTTTTGGCGGCGCGGTGTTTTATGTGGCAACGACCGCAAACCTGACACGTGGAAGGCAAATAGCTTACTTCATGACGTCGTTTATTGTCGGTGTTCTGGCTGCCGGATTATTAGGCTCAAAATTTACTACCTGGACAGGCTATACAGATCGTCCGCTTGATGCGCTCGGTGCGGTGGTGGCATCTGCTGTCACCATCAAGGTCCTGACTTTCATTAACAGCCAGGACTTGAGCAGCCTGTTCGGATTACTTTCCCGATTAAGGGGAGGAGGTTCGAATGGTAATAAATGACCCGGCAGCGCTGGCCAATGCGGTGATATGTGCCGTTATTGTCTGCGCTTTGATGTTTTATCAACGTCGCGGTGCCAGGCATCGCCCTGGTATCTCCATCATTGCTTACTTGCTTGTACTGATTTACGCGAGCATACCTTTCCAATTTATCTTCGGTCTTTACGTACAGTCCCACTGGCTGGTGGTATTGGCAAACGTGATGATATGCGCCGCCGTGCTATGGGCTCGGGGTAACGTGGCGCGTCTGGTCGATACACTGAGGCACTAATGAATCAAACACAATTCCAGAAGGCGGCTGGCATCAGCGCCGGGTTAGCTGCGCGCTGGTTTCCGCATATTACAGCCGCGATGAAAGAGTTTGGCATCACTTCCGCTATCGACCAGGCAATGTTCATTGCCCAGGTAGGGCATGAAAGCACGGGATTTACCCAGCTTGTTGAGAGCTTCAATTATAGCGTGGCTGGCTTGAATAGTTTTGTCCGCGCCGGGCGGCTGACGCAGGGTCAGGCTAATTCGCTCGGCCGCCGGCAGGGTGAACCATCGTTGCCACTGGAAAGGCAACGAGCGATCGCCAATCTGGTGTACAGCAAACGCATGGGGAATAACGGGGCAACAGACGGCTGGTTTTACCGCGGGCGCGGGCTCATCCAGACCACCGGCCTGAACAATTACCGCGAATGCGGGAATGCTTTGAAGATTGATCTGGTTAAACAGCCTGAATTGCTGGCACAGGATGAGTATGCGGCGCGCAGTGCTGCCTGGTTCTATACCTCACGCGGCTGTTTGCGTTATCCCGGTGACCTTACACGCGTCACTCAGATTATCAACGGCGGACAGAACGGCATTGATGACCGTAAAGCCCGCTATCTCCTGGCAAAAAGTATTCTTGTTTGAGGGAAATATGAACTATCTCATTAATCGACTGAAAGAGCCGTCAACCTGGCGCGGCATCATCCTGGTCATTGCCGGTGTCTTCGGCTATCAGATGCCTCCGGGCATTCAGGAAACCGTCATCGCTGGCGGCGTAGCGCTGGCTGGCGTTGTTGGTGCGGTGATGCCGGACAGCGTTAAGAAGTAACCTGGCCAGAAACCAGCAGGCCTACAGAAAGCCGCTTTCCTTCAGTTTTTTAGCCAATAAGTAATTGGTGATTACTCCAAGAGAAACCCCAACAATCCACGGCACAGCTGAATTAAGCATTAGCGAGTTGTTCACATTAATGCTGGCGGTGATGCATGCATAGGTATTTGTAAAAGCAAACCATGTAAAAAGTATCTGTTTCATTTGGTTATCTCCATGCTTTTCCTGACAACAATATCAACCTGCGAGCCAGTAAAAGCAAATTGGCGCACAACAAATCATTGGCAGGCCAACTGCCAAACCTTACCCCCACTAAGGGATAAAACTAACATTATCCCCATGCAAGGATAAAACTATGAAGCAAAAAGCGTATAGACCGCAGCTGAAAGGCAATGTAGCAGTAGTGATGCTGCCCCGAGTCGCGTAATGGCTAGCCTGTGTAGTGATGGGGAAGGGTTCATAGATAACAATAAGCTCCGGTAAAGCAGCGCGAAAGCCAAATATACCAAGGGATTAGCCGATGCGAAATTCAACCTGAAGATCTGCAGCGTTGTATTAGCTCTGGCAAGCGCGGGCTGCGTGTCAAAGCAAAATGTCCCGCAAACGGAGCGACCGGCTCCAGCGGCCTGGGCGATGCTTCCGGCCACCGACTTGTTGACTCCGCTGAACGGGATTATTTCACCCTCAGAGAGCGAATCGTCAAAGTGACGAAGCAGGTCGGATATCTGCGGTCTACATCAAAGAGCTGTGCCTAAAATAAGCAAAAGTGAAAAATAGTTCAGTTGTTCATGTCTATTTATAGCTATTCAATTCTACGAATATCTATTCATTGCGTGACTATATCTATCTGAATTTAAATGATTTAATCAAGCCTTGCTTACTGCAGGGCTTTTTTGTTTCGGACTTCACCGCGCATCTCACGCGCACCTCTACGAGAGCCTTTCAGTAAGCGAGCCTGAGAAATTCCGTTATAGGTGGCGACCTCTCTCGGGCGGCTTTTCTGTGAGACAGGCTCACTTTCTAAAAGGTAAAACGCTATGAATAATCCGTCAGTTATTCCGGCCTTCGATTTTCGTGAAATGGTCACAACCATCGATAACAAGGTCATCACCACTTCACTAAAAGTGGCTGACTATTTTGGTAAACGTCACAAAGACGTTCTGCGAGCTAATCGAAACCTTAAATGCTCAGATGATTTCACCCGGCGCAATTTTGCGCCCATTGATTTCATTGATAAAAATGGAGATGTTCAGCCGATGTATAACATCACCCGAGATGGATGCATGATGCTCGTGATGGGTTTCACTGGCAAAACAGCTGCCGCAGTAAAGGAGTGCTACATCAATGCTTTTAACTGGATGGCAGAGCAACTGAGCCGAAGATCTGCCATAGGTGAAGAGATGCAGCACCGCTACGCCATTAAAGAAACGCGCTCAAAACTGAAAGGTACGATCGGGAGCCGTTTGATGAACGAGCGGAAGAAAGAGAAGCGCATCCTAGCGGTCGAGCATGAGCACATCATGCAGGTGACGCAGCCAGAATTGCTGATTGGCTAAGCGGAATTACAGAGCCACTTCAAGAGGTGGCTCAATAATGCATGCCGAGAATGGAGAACCGAACTCAATCTCTCATGTAATCAGATTTTTTTGCTGCTCGGTAGTTTTCCTCTTCTTCACAACTCTCGCAGAGCATGCTCTGTTCTTGATAGCAATGGGTTAGTCGTCCTTCTTCAATCATATTTGGGCAGTCAAAATTGGAGCCATTATCACCATCGAACTCATCGAACCAACCTTGACATGGGACATTTTCGATCAAGGGAAGGATAGCCTTTTCAAACAGGAAGCGCTGTTTTACTGAGAGGTTTTCGGTGCTTTTCTCTCCGACAACTTGATTAGCTACGCCAATAACATTTTCTGCATTTAGACGATTATCCTCTGCAGACTCGATAATGATTTCTTCTGCGTTTTTAATCAGATACTTAAGAGTATTTAAGTTCATCTCGACTCCTCTTTGTTGTGTTAAAAGCTTCAAATTTTTTCATCGGGCATACGTTACCATTTAATAACTGGAATAAACATGTTGTTAATCACTAAGGTGGCCTGAGTCTATTGGCACTTTAAAATGAAGGGGCGACTTCTCCTTGGTTTTACGCGCGACAAAATTATTAGTAACCGGCGGTTTCAGCCTGCTAACTTCAGAACCCAGAGTGCAATGAGAAGCTTTCTCTGGTGTGTCATCAGTAAGTTATCTGCATCAGGTTGGCTCAATTGTCCGGATAAGCGCTGACCTTGCTGCAGACACACCGATCCCCGAAATGGAGATTCCGTTCACATGGCAGGCTAGTCTGGATTTAAACGCGAAGCTTTACTCTGCGCTGGGACAGTGCAATCTGGATAAGGCGGGGATTAGAAGTATAGAGGATAGCCGGTCAGATAATAGTGAGCTAGGCTCAATGTGAATCGCTGAAAAAACTCAGAAAACAATAGTTTAATCAGAAAGAGTTTGATGAGTGGTTTGTGCATGTAGCCTCCTTTGAGAAAGAGAAGAGGACGATTCCTCTTCTATACTCGCCACTAATACCTGTCGCGATGAGTCTTTGCCCGAAACAGCCTTCTTTCCCCTCTTATCCTCGCCACTAATTATGACAGGCTGTCTAACTTGTTGGACAACGTTGAGCAATCCAGAGGAATGTTCTGCATGGCTGAAACTGAAGATCGCCGACCATTCCCTCCCGTCAACTTCACTAGCGAAAACTGGCTGCCGTATACCCGGCTGATCCCTGCTACCGAAATCGGCGAATGGGTAAATCAGAACATCCTCTCCGAAGAGGGCCGAATCCATAACCCTGCAGCATTCGAACAGTTTAAGCTGGAAAATAGTATTTCATTGATAGTATGCCTGCCTGTTAGCAGGGCTGCATCCGCACGCAGTGTCTTCGACAAGCAAATCGAGTTCCCTGTTGTACTATTAAGTGTCGGTAGCTCATTTTTTTGCTCTATAAGCTTTCTCTTTTAAGTGCTCCAGTATAGGTTTGACACTATCAATCCAGTCGTTTTTTGATGTGTCGACAGTGTGAATAAAAACATTGGCAGCCCCTCGTTCTAATAAGCCTCTGGCTTGTACATCTTTGTGGAGTAAGACAAGGGTTGGCTTTTTTAATGATAGAGCGATGGCTGTCTCTATCTGATTCCATTCAGTAGGTAAAACAACGTTATTAACTTTATTTTCTTTAATGGAGCCAGCAGTTATGTATATCTGGGGTAAGGCGAATATAATTACACATTCACATCGAGTCATTAGCTCAACAATATCATCAAAGGGTGTTTGTAAGCATGGTTGACTAATCCCAATTGTATTGCCGTACATCATTAAATCTGGGAGTGTGTCGTCAAATTTGCCTAAAGCATCTTTTAATTCTTCAGGTAGCCAATTAGGCCGTGATATGAAAACCTCCATCAACCCGCTCTCTTTGCTCATAAATCAATCTCCTGCATAAAAGTACTTTTTCGTTGAGAACAAAAAAACCTCTCAACATTATCGTTCTTAAATCGAATGAAAACTAGAGGTACTAATGGCAAAACCGGACTGGGGCGAGCTTCAGCAACGGTTCCTGTCCGATCATGCCGCAACCGGCGTATCACCGAAGGATTGGTGTAAAGCGCAGGGACTGAACTACGCTACCGCCCGTCGATATATCAAGAAGCCTTCTGCGCAAACTGCGCAAAAAAGTGCGCAAAAAAAAGTGCGCACTGCGCAAAAGGAAAAATGCGCACAAGAGCTGGTGGACGATGATGGTCTTACTGCTCAACAACGCTTATTTGTCGCGGAATACCTGAAGGACAACAACGCCGCACAGGCCGCCATCCGTGCCGGATATAGCAAGAAGACTGCTGAACAAATTGGTTATCAGCTGCTTCAGAAAACTTCAGTTGCGCAGGCCATTGCGCAGCAGCAGAAAGCATCCATTGTGCGCACGCTTGGCAGTGCCGATGCCGTGCTTGAGCAGATGTGGCGCCTGGCAACGTTCGACGCCAACCAGCTTTCACAGTATCGCCGCGGGAGCTGCCGTTACTGCTGGGGCTTCGGTCACCAGTATCAATGGCGCGATGCTGTTGAGTACGAAGAGAAGCGACTCGAAGCGTTTGAGCGAAAACGTCGCGAGCCATTGGATGATGGAGGCTACGGATACGACCACACCAGCGCACCAAACCCGGAATGCCCCCGCTGCAACGGCGATGGCATCGGCCAGCCTTTCTTCGCTGATACACGCAAGCTGGCGCCTGATGCTGCGCTTGCCTATTCCGGTGTGAAGCTTGGTAAGAATGGCATTGAGATAACCGCCATCAGCCGTGAGCGCATGTTCGAGGCGGTGATGGAGCGTCTTGGCCTGGCTGATAGTGAATTCGCCCAGCGTCTGCAGCAGATTGAAATTGAGCGCCGGCAGCTGGAGATCGAAAAATTACGCAAAGAGCTGGCTGCTGATCCGGAGGATGACGAACCAACGCCAGTTGCAATCAATATCAACGTAGTCGATGCACGAGTGAGGGAAGAGGATGGCGATAGCACCGACGCTTAACATCCCTCAGGCCAAATTCCTTGCGATGCAGTACAAATTTAAGGCCTATGTCGCCGGCTTCGGTTCCGGTAAGACGTGGGTCGGTTGTGGTGGTATCTGCAAAGGGATGTGGGAACACCCCAAAATCAACCAGGGTTACTTTGCGCCAACGTATCCGCAGATCCGTGACATCTTTTATCCCACTGTTGAGGAGGTGGCCCACGACTGGGGGCTGAATGTCAAAATCAACGAGGGAAACAAAGAGGTTCACTTCTACGCCGGGCGCCAGTACCGAGGAACGACGATTTGCCGCTCGATGGAGAAACCGCAAACCATTGTTGGTTTTAAAATCGGTAATGCGCTGATTGATGAGCTGGACGTAATGCCCGCCAAAAAGGCGCAGTTAGCCTGGCGAAAAATCATTGCTCGTATGCGTTACAACGTGGCCGGTCTTCGTAACGGGATCGACGTCACCACGACGCCGGAAGGGTTTAAATTCGTTTATCAGCAGTTCGCAAAGGCTGTACGCGATAAGCCTTCGCTCTCAACGCTGTACGGCCTGGTGCAGGCCTCGACGTTCGACAATGAAAAGAATCTGCCGCCGGACTATATCCCGTCGCTGATGGAGTCATACCCGCCGGAGCTGATCAAGGCTTATCTCCGTGGCCAGTTCACCAACCTTACCAGCGGGACGATTTACCATCAGTTTGACCGTAAGCTGAATAACTGCCGGGAAGAAGAGCAACCCGGTGAGCCGCTGTATATCGGTATGGATTTCAACGTCGGGAAGATGGCCGGGGTTGTTCATGTGTTACGTCTGGGGCTTCCGTTTGCAGTTACTGAAATCATCAAGGCTTACGACACGCCGGACATGATTCGCATCATCAAAGAGCGGTTCTGGCTATGTGACGGCCATGACTACCGAAAGGTGCGTGAAATCTATATCTACCCGGACGCTTCCGGCGATTCCCGCAAATCCAGCAATGCCAGCGCCACGGATATCGCTCAGCTTAAGCAGGCCGGCTTCAATGTGGTTGTTAATGCATCAAACCCGCCAGTGAAAGACCGCATCAACGCGATGAATGCCATGTTCTGCAATGGTAACGGTGAACGTCGCTACAAAGTGAATGTAAAGCGATGCCCGGTGTACACCGAATCGCTTGAGCAACAGGTTTGGGGCGAAAACGGTGAGCCGGATAAAACGGCGGATAACGATCACCCCAACGATGCCGGTGGGTATTTCATTGTGAAGCAATTCCCGATTATCAAACCGACTGGAAAAGTCACCCAACTGCGGATGTAAAACCATGCCTGATATTTCAACGCCCAACCTCGACTATAACGACATGGTTGAGGCATGGGATATTAATGATGCGCTGATGGGCGGCACGCTGGAAATGCGCCGGCAGGGCAAGAAGTATCTCCCGAAATGGCCGAACGAAGATCCTGAAAGTTATAAGGAGCGTTTGGCTTCGGCAACGTTACTCCCTGCCTATGAAGAGGCCATTAAACAAAACATCGGGCGAGTGTTTGCTGAGCCGACGGTACTGAGTGAGGATTCTCCTGAACAAATACGGGAGCTGTCGCCAGATATTGATATGGAAGGAAACCGGCTCGATGTCTGGGCACAGCAATTTTTCAATATCGGATTCCAGTATGGTCTGGTACATGCGCTGGTGGATTTCCCTAAAATTGACCGGGAGGCAGTAAAAACTAAAGCCGACGAAAAAGCCGCGGGATCCCGCCCGTATGCCACGATGCTTAATCCTCGCCAGGTCATCGGCTGGAAATCGAAAGTGGTTAAAGGGAAAGTGGTGCTGACTGATCTGCGTATCAGAGAGGTCATCATTGTTGATGGCGATGATTATGGGCAAACGAAAGTTGAGCAAATACGCCATATCATGCCGGGCAAGGTTGAAATTTATCGCCGAAATAAAGGTGATAACGGCGAAAGCCAGTGGCAGATTCACGACGAGTGGGAAACCAGTCGCGATGATATTCCCCTGGTGACGCTTTATACGAAACGCACAGGCTTTATGCGCGGTTCACCGCCACTGCTTAATCTCGCCTTACTGAATATCAAGCACTGGCAGAGTCAGAGTGAACAGGACAACATCCTGCATGTCGCTCGCGTGCCGTTGCTGGTGGCTTACGGTCTGGCTGATGGCGAAACGTTGACGATAGGTTCTTCCTCTGCGACTCGTTTCGATGACCGCCAGCGGCAGGGACTGGAATATGTCGAGCATACCGGGGCTGCGATTGAAGCCGGTAAGATTTCCCTTGAAGATCTGGAAAACCAGATGCGTCAGGCCGGCGCAAAACTGCTGCGCGCGGAAAACACATCGACTAAATCCTTAGACCAGACTCACGAAGAGCGGATGCAGGAGAATTCACCTCTCTACACCATGGCAAGCTCGCTTGAGGATGCGCTCGATAATATCCTGCAGATTATGGCGGAATGGCTGGGCGAGAAAGAGGGTGGCAATGTCGATGTACGCACCGAACTGGATGTTTCAGCCCAGACGTTTGATGCCGCAGCTGCAACAGCTGTTCAGTCGCTCCGTCAGGGGGGGGATATACGTCAGGTCGATGCTGTTCGCGTTTTGCAGGCCCTCAAATTTATCGATCCGGATGCGAAGCCCGAAGAGGTAATCGACGAGCTGCGAAATCAGCAGGTCACGCTGGCCGGCGGACTGAGTAACCCGGGTGGTGCAAATGGCAACGGCGAATGACAAGCTTCAGGATGAATCGATAGCGCATGCGATATGGATAGCGCGGTACAGCACCAGCGTTGCAAACAGGATGATAAAAATCCTGAATGACAGCGATGCGGAACTGACAGCCAGATTGCTGGTAGCGATGGATAGCCTGGATGCTGACAGCTTTACCGTGTCGCGACTGGAAGCGCTGCTCGTTAGTGTCAGAGCTCTCAATCGCGAGGCTGTGCAGTCAATGTACGCGGGACTATCTGATGAGCTGCTGCAACTCGCTCAGCACGAAACAGGCTTTCAGCTGAGCCTGTTCCAGTTTGCGATCCCCGATGATGTGCTATCGCTTCACCCGCTGGTGGGCATTTCACCGGATGCCGTTTACGCAACTGCGATGGCACAGCCATTTCAGGGGCGCCTGCTTTCGGAGTGGGCAGATAACCTTGAAGCTGACAGGATGGCAAGAATTTCCAATACAGTGCGGCAGGGTTTTCTCCTGGGCGATACGCATGAGCAAATCGCCAGAAAGGTCCGGGGTCATGCTAACCGTGGCTATCAGGATGGCGCGCTGCAGATGAGCCGCACCAATGCTGGCAGTATTGCAAAAACGGCTGTGGGGCATCTTGCTTCTACGGCCAGGAAAAGCTTTGCAGATGCGAACGATGACATTTTGAAGGGTAAGCAGTGGTTATCCACTTTGGATAACCGTACATCAAAAGACTGTCGGATTCGCGACCGCCTCAAGTACACACTGGATAACAAGCCGATCGGCCATAAGGTGCCGTATCTGCAGGGACCCGGGAAAATCCATTTCTGCTGTCGCAGCGTCGAAACCTACATCCTGAAATCGTCTGATGAGCTGGGTATTGCTGTTGGGCAAATATCAGATAGCTCACGTGCCAGCATGGACGGACAGGTGCCTTCGGATACCGATTATCAGGGCTGGTTCTCGCGCCAGTCGTTCACGCGACAGTCCCAGATCGTTGGCGTAACCCGGGCCCGGCTGATTCGTGACGGCGGCATGTCGCCCGATGATTTCTACAACGACAAGGGCGAATGGCTGACTCTGGAGCAACTTCGTAACCTGGATGCTCAAGCGTTCAGCAACGCCAGACTTTAAAGCTTTTTAAGTCTTCAATCAGGCTTCCTCCGGGCGGCCTTTTTTATTGCCGTGATCCGGATGGTGAGCGGTGCAACGGTCGGATGACCACCGAAAAGGTAACCACATGAAACTGAAAACAGTCGAAGTTAACGGCAAAAGCTATGCAGAAGTCGATTCCAGCGGTTTACCCGTCTACGTCCACGATGACGGCCAGGAAGTTGGTTTTGATGCTGTGCAGGCCGTTGGGAAAATCTCCTCTCTGAATGGCGAGGCGAAATCTCATCGTGAAGCCAAAGAAGCCGCTGAAGCCAGTCTGGCTAAGTTTGCCAAAATCGGTGATCCGGCTAAGGCGCTCGAAGCGCTGGAGATGATGACTAAAATCGACCAGAAAAAACTGATCGACGCAGGCGCGGTTGATCAGGTTAAAGCGGATATCACCAAATCCTTCCAAGCGCAGCTTGATGAAGCTACTCAGCGTGCGACGACTCTTGAAGGCCAGCTTTATCAGGAAATGATCGGCGGCCGTTTCTCTGGCTCGAAATTCATCGCAGATAAAGTGGCAATCCCGGCAGATATGCTTCAGGCGCGGTTCGGTCAGTCCTTCAAAGTCGAGGACGGGAAAGTCGTTGCCTATGATGGCTCTGGCAACAAAATTTATTCCCGCTCGAAGCCGGGCGAACTGGCGGCCTTTGATGAGGCGCTGGAGTTCCTGGTGGAGCAGTACCCACAGAAAGACCACATTCTGAAGGCCAGCGGCAACCAGGGAGGCGGCTCTCGCCAGTCTCAGCATTCACTCGGGCAGAAAACGATGAAACGCGATGCGTTTACCAGTTTGAGCCCGACAGATCAGCAATCAACTCTCAAAGACGGTATCACCATCGTCGATTAATTCTTTGCCAGTCGCCGGATGGCAGCTGGTGCCGGAGCTGGATAGCTCAACCAACCCTATATTTTAATCTCCAAGGAATCCATACACATGGCTAATACGCTTACCGGGTTGATCCCGACTATCTTCACAGCTCTGGATACCGTATCTCGCGAACAGGTCGGATTTATCCCGGCTGTATCGCGCAATGCGAAAGCTGATGCGGCGGCGAAGGACCAGACTGTTACTGCGCCGGTTGCTCCACCGGCAACCACTGTTGATATTACCCCGGGGGCTACTGCGCCAAATGACGGCGACCAGACGATCGGCACCGTTGATGTCAAAATCACCAAATCCAAAATGGCCCCGGTCAAATGGAACGGTGAGGAACAACTGGCACTGGGGCCCGCAGGGACATACAACACCATCCTTGCTGATCAGTTTAAGCAGGCTTTTCGCGCGCTGGCTAATGAGATGGATGCAGATCTCGCGGCTCTGTATTTCGCATCCTCCCGTGCTGTTGGTACGGCCGGCACCGCTCCTTTCGGTATTGCAGGTGATTTGTCGGATGCGGCCAATGCGCGCCAGGTTCTCTCTGACAATGGTTCGCCAACAACTGATCTGCAGATGGTTCTCGGTTCTTCGGCTATCGCAAACCTCCGCGGTAAACAGTCTGTTCTGTTCAAAGTAAACGAATCCGGTACTGATGCGCTTCTGCGCGAAGGTATCGTGGGGCGACTGGAAGGTTTCAATATCCACGAATCCGCACATGTTAAGAAACGCGCTGCATCTCCGGCTGCCGGATACCTGGTGAATGGAGCAAAAGCTGAAGGCGATATTCTGATTGCCATTGATACCGGCACAGGTGCTTTTGCAGCAGGTGAATCGTGACGTTTGACGGGGACAGCAATAAATACCTTGTTGCTGCTGCGACGGCCACAGCAATCACCCTAGCTGCTCCTGGCTTACGTCAGGCACTGGCCGACAACACCGCTATTACCGCTGGTGGCGCCTATACCGCAAACATGGCGTTTGATCGCAATGCATTCCTGCTTGCATCCCGAACCCCGGCAATGCCGCAGGGCGGCGATACCGCGGATGATGTGATGAACGTTACTGACCCGGTATCTGGCATCACTTATCAGGTAGCACTGTACCGCCAGTATCGCCAGGTGCGTTACGAAGTCGGTTTGTCCTGGGGCGTAGCGGCAGTTAAGTCGGCGCACTCAGCGTTGTTGCTGGGCTGATAAACAGGGGCTTCGGCCCCTTTTTTTTAGTGGAGGGCTAATGGCCGGATTAACAAAAGAGCAGCGCGCCCAACGAGCTGCTGAGCAAACTGCGTCTACGCAGGCGGATAACAACGTACCCGTATCGACCATATCGCAGCTGGTGACGATGATTACCGATTTCCCGGCATTCCCCGGCGCCCCCAATACCGCCAACGTTCACCCTGATGAAGTGGAGAACTGGAAGGCGCACGGCTGGAAAGAAATGGAGTGATGCATGATCACTTTCATCACCGTTGAAGACGTCAATTCGATTCTCGGTGCCACCTGGACAGATGAAAGCAAAAAAGCCAAATCTGTGCTGATGGCTAATACCTGGATGAATGGACTTAACCTGAAAATGCCGTGCAATAAGGCAACTCACGAAATCATCATTACTGACGATATGAAACAAGCTGGCGCCTATGCGGCGCTAGCGGCCTCGAATGGTGGCCTTTATCAGCAGAAAACCGATTCTGGTGTGTTGCTGAGTAAGACGGTAGATGCCGATGATGTCAGCGTTTCAAAGACCTTCGCGGAACTTGCTACCAACAGCTCGGCATTGCTTGATTCCGATCTGCAGCTGGCGCTTGCAATGCTAAAGCCCTATGGCGTTAGTCAGTCTCAGGTACGGCTGGTAAGGGGGTGATATGCAAAACACTGATGTGCATTATGCCGGTGACGGGCTCGGCCCTCGCGATGTGTTTGTGAATGGAAACCCGATCAATTATGTCGTTTACGCAAACCCGGCAAAGGGCGTTGTTGAGTTTGCTCCGCTTCCGCTGAGGGTTAAACGCAACGGCGAAATCTATACCAGGAAACTGCGTGGTAACGTCCTGGTCCTTTTTACTGGCGGATATGTTTCTAACAATATCCCGCTTCAGCGTTTTGGTGAAAAAGGCATAGAGGAGGTAGACCGTGGGTATCCGCGACGAACTCCAAACTGAAGTCGCCGCAGCCTTCGATACAGACCTGCAGGATGCCGTTAAGGATTTCACTGGGTCATACACCGTTCGAGGTGCCTGGGACCCGGTGACGGAAACCGGCACTGAAACGCAGGTGACTTACTCGGGGCGTGGAGTGCTGGCGCGTTATAAACTGCGCCGTATCGATGGAGTTAACATTCTGCATGGTGACGTGAAGCTAACCGCCCTGGTCAATGAGGTGACTGACAAGCCGGCAGTCGGGCATATCATCACCGCACCGGATTCTATTACGGGTGAGCTTCAGCGTTACGAGATCATCACCGCTTCTGCCGACTCTGCTGGCGCTGCGTACTCCATTCAACTGCGGAGGGTGTGATATGGCTAAGGGCTGGAACATTGACCCGGCGGCATTCGCCGGGCTGGTGGCAGAAGATGTCAAACTACGCCAGCGGACAATCGCCATTCAACTGCTGAATGAAATCGTTCAACGTTCGCCGGTAGGAAACCCTGAGTTGTGGGCCATCAACGCGACCGCGGTTCAATACAACAAAGCTGTTGGGGAATGGAACGAATCTCTTTATGCCGACCCTGCTAACCTGACCAAAACCGGAAGGCTCAGGAAGAAAGTCCGTGTTAATGACAGCATGGATATCAGGCGGCCGGCTGAGTATCGCGCAGGAACCTTCAGGGCATCGCATTTTGTCAGCATCGGCGAACCCGATCACTCCGTCCCGACCGAGCCGGATCCGCGTGGGACAATGACATTTCTTAATGGCAAAAATATCATTGACCAGGCGCCAGCCTACTCGGTGATTTACATTCAGTCGAACCTGCCTTACTCCGTGCCTCTGGAGAATGGTCACTCAACGCAGGCGCCAACAGGCGTCTATGCCGTCTCGTTTAATGGTGTGATTCAGGCCTACAAATGACCCTTTCAGAAATCAGAAACGCTGTCATTTCCCGAATGGCGGCACAGACCGCTATTGCCTCTGATGCGGTGGATTATCCCAATGGTCCGGTATTTGACCCCAGCAACCGCGATATCTGGGCCCGCCTCACCAACATTGCAGGACAGGCTGGCGCAACCGAGATCGGGGATGGGCCAGTCGTCCACAGGACGGGCTTACTCATCATTCAGCTATTTGTTCCGGTTGGCTCCGGGACGTTGCTTATCTCCCGGACGGCTGATCAGCTAACGGAGCTATTCGAGTTCAAGGACGACGGAAAACTTAGTTATTTCGCTGTTTCTGCTGTGCCGGCGGGTGAGACCGATGGCTGGTTACAGCTCAATCTTCAAATTCCTTATCGCGCTCTGTAGCGCACAAAAAACAGGAGGCTCCTGTGAGCTCAGGTGCAAAAGTAGTAGCCGCGTTTATTCGCGAGACAACGCCAGGAATCACGCCAACAGCAGGGGCGTGGAACCTGCTGCGCCGTTCTTCATTTGGTCTGAAACCAACTCAGAACACCAACGACAATGACGAAATCGCTGGTGACCGTATGGCGCAGGGTGTTTCACGCGGCACAGTGGATGTCGGCGGCGATGTCGGCACACGGTTTCGCTGGAATCAGCATGACGATTTTCTTGCCAGCTGTTTCGGCGCCGAATGGGTAAATAACGTGCTGACGATGGGTAATGGTCGTATTACGTTCTCCGTGGCGACCTTTGCCAGTGATGTGGGGATCGCCCAGATTGCACGCGGTTGCCAGGTTGGTACCTTCCAGATGGAAATCCCGGCCGATGGTGATATCACTGCAACCATTACGTTTGCAGGGCTGGACTGGGAGACGAAGGGGGACGATACCAGCTTTTTCACCACGCCAGTGGATTTAGCGGGGGCGCTGCGTTACTCCTTCAAAGAGGTCACAAACATCCGGCTAAATGGTGTTGATGGCGGGACAGGCTTCTGCGTCGACACCTTTAACATTCAGTTCAACAACAATATGCAGACTCAGCGCTGCATCGGTACCGGTTCGGCGTTCGCCGGCGCAAACATTCCGACAACCTTTACCCCGTCAGGTCAAATCACGCTGTCATGGTCAAAGGCTGCCTGGGAGGTTTACAAAAAAACGTTCACCGGCGAAACGGTGCCGTTTAGCTTCACGCTGGAGAATGATGAAGGGGCCTATACCTTCGATTTCCCGGAAGTGCAGATCTCCGGCGACTGGCCGGATGCGGGGAGCACTGACATTGTTCAGGTTCAACTGGATATCACCGCGGCCAATACTCCGCCAACTATTACCCGCGTTCCTGCCACTAATGGCGGTGGTGATTAAAATTGGCCCTCTTTGGAGGGTTTTTTTATGGAGTTTTTTATGCTGATTGTTACCCCGAAAATTGATTTAAATGGCGAGCGCTGGTTTTATCCCTACAAAAAGCCAGAAGGCAGCAAAAAGGAATTCTCGCCGGAAGAAGAATCGCTGTTCAAACTTCGCCTGCTGGTGGCCAGCAGCGAGAATCCGCAATATCGCTCTCGTAACGCGCTGGTGCGTCGCCACATCGATAAGATGGACGCAGGTTATAAGGTGGGGACAACGGATTTTAATCTCGCCAGCGTGGACGATATCGACTCTGTTGATGACCTGCTGATCGATAACGCCGCTCGGTTCCTGCTGAAAGGCTGGGAGGGAGTAGGTCAGTTAGTCGACGGCATAGAGGTTGCTCTCGACTACACCCCAGAACTTGGGGCCGCCATGCTGAAACAGCACCCGGCGCTATACTGGCTGATACTGGCTGAGGCGGCAAACATTGCTCAGGGTAAGGAGCAGCAGACTCAGGAAACCGTAAAAAAGCTATAGACGCCCAAAAGTGGCTAAAGGAATTCGCCGGCGAACAGGGCGAGAAAGCAAAGTGGCGCAGGGAGAAGCTAAATCTCCCGCCCATTCCAGAGCCTGAAATCGATGCAGTCACTGGAGAGATCCTCAACGCTTACGCCATGATATCGCGCGGCAGAAAGTATGCCGGCATGGCCGGAGTGCCGCTCCCTCTATCCCTGAACGATATTGAGCTTTACCTGGCATCGCGCACCATCCTGATCGACCGCATTGAGTTTGATGCAGCAATACTAGCCCTTGATGATGTCTGGAGGGCTGAGTGGGCGGAAGAGCAAAAAAGGCGGGCGATAGTGAAATAGCCTTATCATTGTTTAGCTGTCTCTATATGTTAGGATGTTTCTGATTGTAATCACAGGAAACATAAAATGAAGAAATTATTGATAGTGGCACTGGGGGCAGTGCTTTTAACTGGGTGTACAACGCCGGCTCGTAACTATGTGCCTCAAACAAAGCAAATCAGTATTCCGCCGCTAAATACAGTAACAACAACCTACGTTGGCGAGGATATGGTTAGGCAGGGAATTGATGCTAGCATTGATGCCATTCATTTCAATCAGGCTGTGGTTATAGGCTCAATCGGTGTCTATACGATCCCGGCAGGAGACTACGTAAAAATTGGAGAGGATTCAAAATCAGAGTTTTACTCTAATGTAGAAAGAACATCAGGTGCAGTTGTTCCTAACCGCTTCATGGTTAATGATCCCACACAAAGCATACAGCTCATGAAGAACGGCGAAATTTGTATTGTCACGATTTATGGTGGAACCAAGTGTGATACAGGCAAGCCATTTACGAAAGTAAAATTCCAGACCGAGCAACAATCTTCCTTCCAGCAAACTCTTATCTACAATGGGAAGGTCGGCAACAAAATTAATATTGGTTATAGAGAATTTCAAGGAGGTATGGCTCGGGCCGCTTTTTCTAATGAGGTAGAGTACGACCTTTCTGAGTCCAAAACGATACGTTATAAAGGGGCTGTGCTGGATATCATGGATGCAAATAATCAGTCAATAACCTTTAAATTGACTAGGAATTTTAATACAAATTAATAACTCCGGCCCATAATTTGGGCTGTTTTTTCATGAGGTGGGAGTGTGAGGATTCTTGGTTATCTAGCCATCTTAATAGGTGTGATCTTCGCTGTTTTTGCGCTATTTATGGATGTAACAGTATCAACAGATGATGGCTACAGAGTTAACAACCTTGGTTTAATGTCTTCACGACAAAATTACATGATATTTGGCGGATTCGTAGCGATTGCAGGAATCATCATCGTTTTGGTCGGTGAGAAGTTCAAACCATCCGCAAACTCAGTCAAATGTCCATACTGCGCAGAATTAATAAGCGCTGAAGCGGTGAAGTGCAAACATTGCGGGAGCGACGTCACCCCTTCGAAGACAATAGTTAGCGCTGACGATGCTGAGGCCAGTGATAGGTTGGCTGACGTCAATGTAAAGTTGATCGCAGGGGTTGTGCTGGCGGTCTTTGCGGCGATTATCGGCGCAATAATTTTTCACCGTCAATGAATTAAAAGCGTAACAGTTTCAAAAGCTCTAACCTCGCTTCGGCGGGGTTTTTTATTGCCCGGAGAAAGGTAAATGACTGAACAAACATCCCGCCTTGCGATCGTTCTTGATAGCTCCGGGGCAGAGAAGCAGGCTGACAGCCTTACCGTTGCGCTTGATAAGATGACTCAGTCTGGTGATAAGGCTGTAACCAGCATATTCAAAGTGACAAAAGCGACTGACGAGGAAAAAGATGCTCTCAATAAATTGCGAGCAGCTATTGATCCGGTTGGTGCAGCAATTGATACAGTCGGTCGCCGCTATAGTGAGCTAAAAAAATACTTCGATAAGGGTCTAATTGACGAGGAAGAGTTTCGTTCGCTGTCTAAGATGCTGAATGACACCACTGAGGAACTAAGTGGTGTTGCACAAGCTCAACGAGAAGCAGAGAAGGCCAGCAAACTGGCTGCTGTGCAGCAGGAGGCGCAGGCTGATGCATTCCAGAGAATGCTCGATAAAATCGACCCTCTGGCAGCTGCTCTTCGCAATCTTGAACAACAACAAAGTGAACTGAATACTGCCTTTAAATCGGGCGCAATTAATACTTCCCAATATGATGCATACAGCAAAAAACTTCAGGAGACTCGTCGGGAAGTCACTGGCGAAGCACAAGCCGAGCGCGAGGCTGTAAAAGCACATGATGAGCAGGTAAATGCACTGCGTCGTCTTGAGGCCCAAATAGATCCCGTAGGTGAAGCATTCCGTCGCCTTAACGAGCAGCAGCGCCAGCTGGATACAGCTAAAACATCCGGGATGCTGTCGCCCCTGGCTTACGATCGCCTCAACAGTAAACTTGCAGAATCCCGCGATGCTCTGGAGAAAACCCAGGCGCAATTGGGTAAAACAAGCCAATCTGCAGCTCAGACTGCCAACGCTATGCGCATGATCCCTGCTCAGATGACCGATATCGTTGTCGGTCTTTCTACCGGGCAGTCACCGTTTATGGTTCTTATGCAGCAGGGCGGTCAGCTCAAAGATATGTTTGGCGGCATTGGGCCAGCGATTAAGGGCGTTGGCACATATGTCATGGGTCTTGTTAATCCCTATAGCGTAGCAGCTGCTTCAGTTGGGTTGCTAACTTATGCCGTCTATCAGAACCGACAGGAAATTGATGCTGCGACAAAAATAGCCACAACGTCTCTTGGCGCTAACGGAGATGCTGCAGAACGGCTGGCGCTTAATATGGTTGCCATATCTGACAAGACTGGTCAGGCGATTGATGAAGTCAGTAGTATGTTTATAACGACTAATGACGGTGCGAGCGAAGCAATAAATAAGCTTATCGACGTTGGTTTTAGTTATGACGAGGCAAGGACAAAGGTAGCCCAATACAAGGACTCTGCTAATTTCACCGCCTTGAATGCTGATATTGATAAGCATCGACGGGAGATCCTGAAAATAGGTGATTCGTGGACAGCTGCAGCTATTGAGGTCAAAAATTATTACACAGCAGCGGATAAGGGTAGGCAAAACGTAGCGCTTGGTGGCGCAATTGACCCTACGATGAGGTTTATCGGCCAGGCATTAGATCTGCAAACCACGATGAACACACTTAGCATTGAAGGTAATAAGGCGGTAAAAAATTCCGTTGACTGGATTAATAAGGAGTATCTGGCGGCAGACAGGGTTGCCGGTGCAGAAGCTCGGTTAAAGGAGGCAAGAGCACAGTCCAGAAAAATTGCTTTCTCAGGAAATAAAGAAGCAATCGAACAGGCCAATGCGCTAATTGCTGTAAGAGAAAAGGAACTTGAGCAGGCCAAAAAAGCTGGGCAGCCTAAGACCCACAAAGAAAAAGCCTATACAGAGGACGCAGCAACCCGGCTGATTGATCAGATAAAACAGCAGACTGCTGCCATGCAGTCCCAGCTGGATGCCAGTGACAAGCTTAATAGCGCGACACAGGCTCGGATCAAGTTCGAGCAGCAGATTGCTGACCTCAAATCTAAAACGCAGCTCACCGCTGACCAGAAGTCGATCCTTTCCCGTTCAGATGAAATCCTCCAGGCGTATAAGCAGCAGGAGGCACTGCAAAATTCCGTAAAAACCCTGGACGATTATCGGAAGATGCAGGAACAGGTAAAGACGAAGGATGAGCGGACCAACGATCTGCTTAAAACCCGTCTTGAACTGCTGGAGAAGGCCAAAGCAACCGGGCAACTAAAACCCGGTGAATATGAAAAAACGCGGGCAGATATTTATCAAAACACCGATATGCAACTGCCCTCGACGGTTCGTAATGTTGTAGGAAACCTTACACCCACAGGAGGGCGACTCTCAGGAACTTTTGAGGGGATGCAGGGGCAAATCAACGAATATGGACAGGCTCAGCAAGAGCTCCAGCGCTGGCTGGCAGCTCAGGAGGAAGCTTATGCGAAGGCCGGTGAAATAACTGCCGAGGGTGAGGCCAGAATGACCTCTATTCGTCAGCGTGCAGCGGATGCAAATCAGGTCATAGAGGCTCACAAAAACACCATCATATCTGCGGCCACGCAGTCCTTGTTTGATAGCACCGCTGAAATCATGCGAACGGGGTTTGGTGAGCAATCGGCAATCTACAAGGTCGCTTTTGCTGCGAGCAAGGCATTCGCTATCGCGGACTCAATGGTGAAAATCCAGCAGGCTATAGCAAGCGGTGCAGTTAGCGCGCCTTATCCGGCCAACATCATCGCTATGGCCTCAATCGCTGCGCAGACCGCCAGTATCGTCTCAAATATCCAGGCTGTTTCAGGAGTTGGCTTCGCCTCCGGCGGTTACACAGGCCCCGGTGGTAAGTTTCAGCCAGCGGGTATTGTTCACAAAGGTGAGTACGTCTTCGACCAGGCTTCAACGAACCGGATCGGCGTGTCTCAGCTTGAGGCACTTCGAAATGGCCAACCGCTTGATGCAACTCTGGGGCGCACAGGGTTTGGTACTGGTGTTCAGAACGTTAACAGCGATAACCGTAGGCAAACAACTGTACACGCGCCGATTAATCAGGAGTTTCATCTCCAGGGTATTACTCCGGAGCAGTTGAGCGCTACACTCAATCAGAATAATCGACAGCTTTCCAGGCAGTTAAAAGGTGAACTCACAAAGGAGGTTACCATGCCACAAGGGGCTTTTGGCAACGCTCTAAAAGGAAACTATACACGACACGGCCCTAGGTAAGCTAAACTGCATTAGCTGAGACTTGATTAGGTAGGTAAGTCTAACAATCTGAGTAGGTACAAGAAAACACAAGGATCTTATTAATGGAAGCGTTGTTAACATTTACATTTAAAGACTTCATAGCTTTTATGATTCCTCTTTTTATTGGCGGACTAATCTTCAATAGGAGACGTAAACGTAAGGAGGTCCGAGTGAAGTTTTCATTTCTTTGGCTTGTTTTGATTGTCGGTGGAATTCTTGAAATATGCGATGACATCTACACAACTTATTCCTATAGGCATAATCACTTATATAATAATGATACGCTTACAACCGTGTTTAACTATGATTTTGCAAAAATTGTTTTTTGTGGGGTTTTGATCTTTGTTTCTATTGCGCTTCTTCTTCAGGAGTTGCTTTTAAACAAGCAGTCACATTGACGTATATTTCCTGTCGGCGCATCGCCATTTTTTTATTTTGATATGGGGCTGTGCCGAAACAATGTAAGTTCACATTAAATCCAATAAAATTAATATATTGATAATGCTGTTTTTTTTGATTTCTTTTAGCTCTTGAGGTGAGTTGATAAATATATCGCCTTGTGTGTTTGTTTCGATTTAATAAGATTTTTATCTTCATTAATCTGAACCAAAAAATCAGAGATTTCTTCGATTCCATCGTGCTTTATTCTGAAATGAAAACCCTCCTGAGGTTAATGGTGAAATTTTATTCGAGATACTTTACCGGGAGCCTGCATGACTGATATCTACTACCCACATGACTATCTTCCAATGCCACTGCAGGAAGGATACGGATTTCAGCCTGTAAGCCCGTTAAAACGAACCCAGTTAACCACCGGTCGCGCGAGGCAAAGGCGAGCTTTTACGTCCACGCCGACGCAGGCCAGCATCACTTGGTTTATGGAAACCGATGCGCAGGGCTTGGCGTTTGAGTCCTGGTTCCGTGATGCGTTATCTGACGGGGCTGCATGGTTCATGATGAAGTTGCAGACGCCGGCAGGCATTAAGTTTTACAAATGCCGCTTCACAGATATTTATCAGGGACCGGTGCTAGTGGCCCCGATTTACTGGAAGTACACGGCGACGCTTGAATTATGGGAACGCCCCCTTGCTCCTGCCCCATGGGGTAATTACCCGGAATGGATAGTCGGAAGTTCGTTGCTTGATATTGCCCTGAATAAGGAGTGGCCAAAGCATGGAGATACTTGAGCGTTTATACGCGAGCAGTGGTTCGGAGGTAATACATGACACGCTGGAAATTACCGCAGGGCAGGAAACATACCGGCTGACTCAGGGGTACGACGATATAATTGTGATGCTTGAAGATGGTCAGTTAGCGACGTTCGAAGCTTGCGCGATTGATATCGCACTTCCTGCACGTAATACCGATGGTACACAGGATTTGAAATTTGCCATCAGCAATATTGACGGCGTGGTATCTGGGGCGATCGATAAAGTTCTGGATAAACAGAAATCAGCAAAGCTCACTTTCAGGCGTTATATCTCCAGGGATTTATCAGCGCTGGCCACAGCGCCCTACACGCTTGATATTAAAAACGGCTCATGGACTCCGGCAGCGGTTCAGATCACTGCCGGGTACATGAACATTCTGGATACGGCGTGGCCCCGTAATCGTTACAACCTCGTTGATCATCCTGGTCTGCGCTACCTGTACTGAGGTTCCTCTATGTTTCAACCTGACAAATATCTTTCAGTCAAATGGCTGAAAGGAGGCCGAGCTTACCCTGAGCTTGACTGTTTCGGCATTGTGAATGAAATCCGCGCAGACCTTGGGTTGCCCCTCTGGCCTGATTTCGCAGGGGTGACAAAAGACTGCGGCGGCCTGGACCGCGAGGCAAGAAAGCTGATGCGCTCCCTTGAGCGCTGCGAACCCTGCGAGGGGGCAGGAGTGGCCTGTTACTCCGGCTCTGTCGTGACACACGTTGGTATTGTTGTTTTGTTGGATAACCAGCTACAGGTTGCAGAGTGCAATCCGGCTACGAACGTCACATTTCTGCCACTTAACCGATTTGTTACCCGGTTTTACCGCGTGGAGTTCTGGCGATGACTATACGATTTTATCCTTCGCGTCTTCCTGGCGAACCGCTGGAGCAGCGTGAACATGGTGAAATGACCCTGCATGACTGGCTGAGAAAAAACGTTCCCAGCTACACGCCTGACAGAACGCATCCAATTGCGATTGAAGTTAACGGACGGCCCGTGCCCGCTCCTGATTGGTCGTTATGTTTTTTACGCCCAGATAGTGATGTTCGCATTTACCCGGTGCCGTATGGTTCCGGGCTTGAAATTGCTGCCTGGGCAGCGGTGGCTGTCGCTGTAGCATCTGCTGCATACAGCATCATCATGATGTCCCAGTTGGGGAAAATTGGTGCATCGACCGCCAACGGCGATCAACTTGACCTCTCTCCGGCAAAAGCAAACACCGCAAAACTCGGTAGCCCGATTCGGGAGGTATTTGGCCGTTGTAGGGTGTTCCCTGATTACCTGGTCCAGCCCGTCAGCCGGTTTGACCCGGCTGATCCGCAGATTTACCGCACTGAAATGTTTTTATCCGTGGCATATGGTGTCTACGCTGATTTCCGCAACACAGTGAAAATCGGTAACACGCCGCTTTCCTCATTCGGGGATGATGCCAGCATAACGATTTATCCTCCTGGGGCGGATGTGAGCGGTGACCGCAGGGCGGACAACTGGTTTAACTCGACAGAAGTCGGTGGCACCAACTCCGGTACCGCCGGTCTCGACCTTGCCTCAACGGGGCCGGGGAGGGTGAGTATCAGCGCTGCGGCGGTTGCCGTTTCTGGTGATGCCGTTACGTTGATTGGACAGATGGCAGACGACGATTCAGGAAACGACACGTCCGTCCCTGAGTCGTGGAAACCGGGTACAGTAATTACCATCGTGGCACCTGACACCTTCACTGTCAGCAATGACGGAGGACGAACGGCTATCCACGGTGATTTCTCGGAGCTGAACCCGGTTGTAGGTCAGCCTGTGAGCCTGCACTGGACGAACTACGATTACGATCTGTTTGTATCGTCGTTCACGCCTGGCTCTCCGGCAGTTCCCGGCGTCGGCGGTTCTGCGGCGTCACTTACCGCTTCGGCAGCGCCGACCACGTATGATTTCAGCGCATCCCCTGTTTCGTTCACTCTGACCTGGTCCGGGCATAGCTATGTGATTTCACTGTCGGCGAATTATCTCACGATGGCTGCGTTGCTCGATACCATCTCCGACCAGCTTACCGGGTCGGGACTTATCGCGCAGGATGACGGTGGGCGCGTACAGATTATTGAGAAAACCAGCCCGTGGATCGGGCACAGCATCGGCTATACAGTGCTACCCTCGGCAGTATTCGGGGATGCTCCTGTAACCGTTGCGGGTGTGGCATCGACCGGCGGGAGCCCGGAAATATTACCCACTATCACGCTGGCATGGGGGAGCGCTTCTGGAACCGCGTTTTCAGGTATTCCCGACGGTACCCAGCGTATTGCGTTGAGTGCGAAAGGGGACCAGTACACGATAACTGACATTGACGGCCTGACGATTACCGTCAGCAGGATGAAGGAGGATGTTTCCGGCAATCTGGTGATTGATGCCGGCTGGCCGGGATTCACCTCCCGAACGCTGCTGGACGCCAGTGTTACAGGTTTAAATGACTCATCGGACTGGATGGGGCCATTTTTGTGCTGCCCGGAGGGAGAGGTTACGACTGAAGTCGAACTGAACTTTACATACCCGAATGGCCTGGTAGATATCGGGAGTAAAGACGGGAAAATTCACTGGCACGATGTCTGGATAACTATTCAGTATCGTCTTACCGGGACCAGCACATGGCAATCTGTTTTCATCAGACACGGCAATAACACAGTCAACATGATCGGCTACACCGAAAGGATTGTATTCCCGGTGCCGGGCAACTATGAGATTCGTGTCAAACGTGATACGCCGGTATGGGGCGGAACGACGCGGGACTCCGTGCAGTGGCAATCTCTGAAAGCCAAATTGCCTGCACGACCAACCCGTTACCAGAACATCACCACTATGGCGATTACCTTGCGAACGGGGCCCCGGCTGGCTTCACAGTCCGATCGCCGCGTCAGTGCGGTTATCAACAGGCTCTATGACGGCAGTCCGTCACGCAGTATTTCCGGCGGGTTTTACTATCTCGCCCGCAGTCTGGGGTATTCCGACAGCCAGATCGATATCGCGACCATTAACCAACTGGAGGCAACATACTGGACGCCACGCGGTGAGTATTTTGATTATGTGGCCGACAGCGACAGCACGTCGGCAAAGGACATTTTCGACCGTATCACCGAAGCGGGTATGGGTTACTTCCTTCTTTCAGACGGTAAGATTTCTGCTGGCCGGGAAGGGATTAAGAGCTGGGCCGGGATGATCACCCCACAGGAAATGACTGAGGAAATGCAGACCACTTTCCGCGCGTTGACAGATGATGATTTTGACGGCGTAGACGTTAAATATATTAATCCGCTGACCTGGGCAGAGGAAACTGTGCAGTGCCGGACGACGGATAATCCGGTACCGCGAAAAATTGAGTCGTATAGCGTAGACATGGTGATGAGCGCAGACAGGGCATACCGCATTGGTATGCGCCGCCTGATGAAACATCTCCACCAACGCAGAACCTACTCGACGTCCACGGAGATGGACGCGTGGTGTTATCAGTTTGGTGATCGTCTTGTGCTGGCCGATGATATTCCGACTTCAGGGACTATCAGTTGTCTGGTTGAACAAATGGAATATGATTCAGAGAAAATCACTCTGTTTGTGACTGAGCCTCTCAACCACAGCTATGAGAACCCACGATGTTGGATTCGTTTTCAGGACGGCAGGGCGTCGCGACTGCTGGTACCGACGTTAATCGACGATTACACGCTCACCGTACCCTACAACGCCGATCTTGAGCCTGAATCGTGGATTTTTGACGATCCGAGCGTTGAGCCGCCGAGACTGCTGTTTTGTGAAAGTGAGCAGCGCGCGCGACATGGTTTAGTTGCTGAAATCGCGCCCTCGGATAATGGCACTTTTCAGGTCACTGCCCCGGAATATAAAGACATTTTCTATATCTACGACGACGCCACATACCCCGGCGACGTCGCTTAATACCAAAAAAATCCCTTTCAACTTTTCTTTCGCTCAAACCCTCGTTTGCGCGAAGCCTCTTTTTGGAGCAAAAAACATGGCCGAACTTAACCCGCCTTTGGGAACGACGACGCCTGAAATATTCCTGGATAACGTCAAGCGCGCTGACGAGCTGGTTAACGGTCCGGCCGGAACGGTTAACGACCGCGGTGGTGAACCGCTGGATACGTGGCGCCAGATGATGGCGAAAAACGATGAGATCAGGCAGAACCTGATCCCACTCAGTAAGCAGTACATGACGCTTGAGGCTGCTCAGGCGGATATCATGAATATCCCAGATGGCAGCACTACCTACGTGCGCAGCGCAGACGGTAGTTCACTGGCTGATGAGTATATCAACAACGGCGGGATGCTGGAGGCTACAGGGCGGAGGATGCCATCTCAGGCCGCGGTTGACGATGCACTCGCGGGCGTCGCGGCACTGAATCTGCTCATTGCTGACAGCTATCTACCTCAGGGATACTCTGGCGCTATTACTGACCAGGAGGGAAACGCGGCAGCGCTGATTAACGACGAAGGGGGATTTGAAATACCTGAGTTAATCGTCGGTGATTCTTCATCTGCAGGTGAGGATATGCCCGGGTATGTAGAGGCTCACACCGACGAGGAGGGCAATCTGGTGCTGGGTATTCGCGATTCTGGTGTGGTTGAGACTCCGGATTTGCTGGCCGGCAGTATCAATATCTCGAAAGATGATCTCCCTGACTGGAGCGTGGCATTCACCGACGATAGAAATAACGTCGCGTTGGGTGTCAGAACGGGAGGTGAGGTAGAAGCGCCGGAATTGCTGACTGCCGAGGTCAACTTAAAAAAAACAGAGACACCGGGCTGGGAGATTGCCTGGACAGATGAAAACGGCAATATAGCGATGGGTATCAGGGATGATGGCTCCGTTTATCCAGAACCTGAGAATAATGGCATTGTAGAGTTTACCGCTGCCGACACAGATGTTATTGCCATCCTCGGTGACAGCTATACAGATAGCCTGTTTACGCTGAAGGACAAGAGCTATATCAGCAAACTGTCCTCATTGCTGGATTACCGGTTCAAGAATTTTGGTGTTTCAGGAAATACCGCCCCGGCCATAAACCAGCGTCTGGTCAATCATTCTGTTTATTTTGATGGTAAGACATTCGCGCAAATGAATGCTAAATACGCCATCATCATGACCTATGCAAATGATGCCGCAAAATATATCGCCCAGAGTATGGAATACTATGCATATAACATGAGCCGTTTAATCGACTCCGTTATGGCGTATGGCGCGATACCCATAGTCGTCGCTGAGTGGAATATCACAAATCAGGCTGCGGCACAGCTTAAAGCTATCTGTGAAAGCCGGGGAATAAAATACATATTCAACGGCAGTCTGATGAAAGAAGTGGGGAATCTGGTTGTCAGTCCGTTCCATCAGGGGCACCCCTGCACCCGGACAAATGGTGTTATATGGGTGTCGATGCATGAGGAACTAAAGCGCCTTCTCCCGGCTAACCGTTCAATAAAAATCTACCGCCAGAGGCCGACATTCTCACCCTCATCCGACGCAGATATGCTTTTCTCTGACCGTATCGACTTGCTGAAAAAATGGAAGGAAATCGGGGTTCCTCACCGCTCATTACCAGACAATATTGCACAGTACTTTGAAGAGATGAACGGTCGGGGTGATGTTCGTGAATGGACGTTCAGACCTGACGAATATGACCAGTTGGGTGCCGCAGGCGTTGCATTTACTGACCGTCTTCTGGTTAATGTCACGTATCCGAACGGGGCGGCAGGATTAAGCCAGGCAGGATTCATTCTTGAGTGTTCTGGCGCTGTCGATATTTATATCCGAAATATGCTCGATGTAGCCTCTAATATCGGTGACGCGGTAAATGCTGACTATCTGGCGAAATACAAAAATCCACCAGGCGCATGGAAAAAAGTGGGTTCTGGTTCCGGGGAATATATTTTCTCTGATGCGCTGGAGATGATCATGTCAGGCCGCCAGATACAGGTCATGCTGAAATCCACAGCGGGTAGTCTGATGAATATCAGGGCCAGATATGCAGAAAAATATCAATCCGCAGCGTGGCCCGCGCTTCCCAGCTACACCCCTGTGTCAGTTCTGCATGGCGAAACCTTTGAGAGCATGGCGACATGGAACGTGAGCGGAGTGACCAGTATTATTCCGCTGGACCAGGTTAACACCCCACGAAACCTGGCATACAACGGACCTCTGGCAACGGTAGCCTCGTTGATGACGGGTTCGGTGATGAAGAAGACGATTGGCATCACGTCGCCTGCAGACCGGGACATAACACAACCCCTCACTCTACAGGTTGAGTTGTGGGGGCGCTATTTCCCGAAAGCCTATCTGGATAACAGTATTTACAACCTCGATCCCGAACAGGTTGTTGATTCGTCTCAGCCAGGAAACACCTTCCCGGTAGCCAGCCCGATCACCAGTGATACCTGTGATTTCCGCACAGTCACGTTACGGAGCGCATTCGGGGCATCAATGAACCTGCCAAACACCATCGCGCAGAGGGATTTCACCGGGCTGTTCTGGAAGCCGATGCGCTTCATTCTTGAAATACCACCATACGAAACCGTTTCACAAATCACGCTGGAGATAACGTCAGACTCTGACTATATCCAGCTCGCCAAAATTTTTATAAAGGAAGTTAAATAATGGGTACTCGTATTATTGCTGTCGGCGCTGACTGGTCCGGAAAAGGGAAGCCAAATATTTTTCCGTTCGTTTCACTCTCAGATGCGGATTTCGCCTACGATTTTCGCCCGCGCACCACGAAATATAATGACCTGACAAAGAAAACCACCATCAGTTTAATGCGGGGTACACTGTCTCCAGGTAATGCATCCATCGCTTTCAGCACTGATAATACGGTTGGCCTGGTGAGCGCCGACGGTCAGGGACTGACGATTGATAATCTCGGGGCGGCATTTATTTCCAGCATTCCTAAAGCGCTGGCGCTGGATGGCAGTGTAAAACTGACCGCGTACGTAGTCGGTGGGTATAGTGGGCTGGCGTTCCCGGCAGGGTCACAGTATCCGGGCTCACCGGGGCAGACTCCGCAAATCTGTAATCTGTTTGATTACGGCAACCGGGTATTGAAAGACCGCGGATTCACTATTGAAAGCGATGGCTATGCCAGCAACAGCTCTGCGCAATTTGGCGGGCGCGTAAACTCGTACAATCCCAGCGTAGGCAGCCAGCTGGTAGGCACAACCAGAACAGCCAAATGTGCAATATTCCTGACGTTTGATGGTACAAATTTCACTGTTTACAATGCCACCACAGGGTTTACAGAGACAAAAACGGTCGCAGACTTAGGGATTACAGCCGCGTTGCCAGTATCCGCCAGCATTGTGCCGGGGATTGGCATTGGGGCAACAGGAACGGCATCCAATGCGGCGCTATCCCCGACAATCTATCAGATTGCGCAGTGGAGTCGGGTTCTCTCAAAAACTGAGATGGATTCGCAGTACAGCAAAACCAGGGCAGCATTCTCAGGTATCGGAATCTGAGACGTTTACGCGGCTGTCGTGAAAATTGACAGCCGCCACTCCTTTCAATGAGGCATTCATAATGACACCTGAAGAGTATCTTTCACCAGAATGGAGTGACAGGGAAAAGGTTCACGACTGGAAAAACTATGCCAGCGAGGAACTAAAACGTATCTGGCATACCTTTACCGATAAGCAAAAGAGAGTGGTGGCTGAAGCCCTGACTGAGGCTGCTGAAAGAGAAGATTGGGAGTAAAGCATACCGCCTCGCGTTTACTTTTGCACAATGCACAATCTAATTTTTAGTTTGTGCATTTTTTTATGCCTTTCAATGCAAAAAAAATGCCGCGCTACAATTTCGTCGACAAAACGGCAGAGCACAGCGAAAACCGTCTGTGGATAATGGCAGAGATGGAACGAGAGCTGATTGTCGAGCGAACCAGAGCGGGTTTAGCCGCAGCGAGGGAGCAGGGGAGAGTCGGTGGCCGTCGCCGGGTAATGACTGAAGATGTGGTGGAGCAGTGCCGCAGAATGCTGGAGAACGGCGCTACCCGGCAGCAGGTAGCCGATGTGATAGGTGTAGACGTGAAAACAATCTACAAGTACCTCCCGGCGACTTGAAGACAAAGATTTCACTACTTTTCCTGATATGTTACGTTTGGCTTAATCAATTCATTCAGCTTTGAAAACAGTTTGGTTTGTTCGTGAACGGTAAGAAAACAATAAGTTTTGAGCAATTTTTAACTATTAACAGCAATCTTGTTTCCATCTCAGATACATGGGCTGACTTGTGGGCGTTAATTTTTCACACGGGTTTAAGCGCTGGAAGGCTGCTGAGTATTCGATATGATGATATTGATGGTGATTTGATACTGATACGAAAACAGGGTCACCTGAAGGAGCTACGTGTTGAATCAACCCCTCCAGTGGAGGGGATCATTGCTCGTAGAAGAGAACGCTATCCAGAAGATGTTTTTTTATTTCAGAGCCATTCTAACCGTGTGAAGTACCAACGCCGGCCGGTCACTATAATTGCTTTCAACGCCGCTTTACGTCGCGCTGCTAGATCATTACCAGACGTTAACGTAAGCAGTAGTAGCGCGAGAAACATACCGGACTAAGCGCCTGTCCAGTAGCGTGCGGCCGATGTGACAGGCGTGGGAGTGAAGACGATTTACAAATATTTGCCAGTACAATACGGCGATAAAAAATCCCCTTGAGCAGGCACACTCAAGGGGAAAATACTACATAACATCATTGCTGTGTGCGTCTTTGCGCTCATCTATCTTCCAAGAAGATGCCTAAAGCTTCCAGATATTTCTGGTCTGAGCAGTTAAAACATTGGATCGGCGGCCTATGTGATAGGAGGGGGTGAAGACGATTTATAAATATTTTCCAGCCGGTTAAGTTTGCTCACCTGCGAACCGTATGCAAGAGATCGCAGGTGAACAATTTGCTATGAAGGCATTGCCATAGCTGAAAAATTTTAATCTCGCATTGTTCGCAAAACCATCAAACAGCTAAGGCCTGAAAACACTTTCAGACTAACCTTACTCGTTACATCAATGTGTTACGTCAATGGCGTAAATTGATAGCCAGAGCCTATATTGATATGTCGCCCTGTCAAAACTACTGTATATAAAAACAGTGTTAATGTGAGCGAGACTATTATGCAGTTCTACACTCCCGTTGAGTTACGTCAGATCATGCTGCTCCCGTTGTACAGCGACCTTGTGCAATGTGGTTTTCCAAGTCCTGCGCAGGACTACGTTGAGCAACGTATCGATCTGAACGAGTTGCTCGTTAACCACCCCAGTGCGACGTATTTTGTCAAAGCCGCCGGCGACAGCATGAAGGATGCCGGCATAGGGGAAGGTGATCTTCTTGTTGTGGATAGCTCAAGGACAGCAGTTCATGGCGATATCGTTATCGCTGCAGTGGATGGGGAATTCACCGTTAAGAAGCTGCAGCTGCATCCGCGGGTTCAGCTTAACCCAATGAACCCTGCATATTCGCCGATAGTCGTGGGTAGCGAGGATACTCTCGATGTGTTCGGGGTCGTAACTTACATCATCAAATCGGCTGGCTGAGATGTTTGCACTTTGCGATGTGAACTCATTTTACGCATCCTGCGAAACTGTTTTCCGTCCTGACCTGAAGGGGCGGCCGGTGGTCGTTCTGTCAAACAACGACGGCTGTGTGATCGCCCGTTCGCAAGAAGCGAAGCCCTTCGTCAAAATGGGGGAGCCTTTTTTCAAGCAAAAGGACATGTTTCGCCGGCACGGTATTATCGCGTTTAGCAGCAACTATGAGCTTTATGCCGATATGTCCAACCGAGTGATGACAACACTGGAGGAACTCTCTCCACGCTGCGAAATTTACAGTATTGATGAGGCATTTTGCGATCTTACTGGTGTGCGAAACTGTCGCGATCTTACCGACTTTGGCAGGGAAATTCGCGAGACGGTTCTGCGCAGGACGCACCTCACGATCGGCGTCGGCATAGCCCAGACTAAAACCCTGGCGAAGCTGGCCAATCACGCCGCGAAACAGTGGCAGCGGCAGACCGGAGGAGTGGTGGACCTGTCTAATCTGGAAAGGCAGAGGAAGTTGATGGCTTTGCTTCCGGTGGATGAGGTCTGGGGCGTCGGGCGCCGCATCAGTAAAAAACTGGAGGCCATGGGGATTAAAACGGTACTGCAACTGGCGGATACCGATATCCGTTTTATCCGGAAGCATTTTAATGTGGTTCTGGAGAGAACCGTGCGGGAGCTGCGTGGCGAACCATGCCTCGGGCTGGAGGAATTCGCGCCAGTAAAGCAGGAAATCGTGTGCAGCCGTTCGTTCGGCGGCCGTATCACGGAATACCATGAGATGAGGCAGGCAATATGCAGCTATGCGTCGCGCGCAGCGGAGAAACTCCGTGGCGAGCATCAATATTGCCGATTTATCTCCGCATTTGTCAAAACGAGTCCTTTCGCGCTGAACGAGCCGTATTACGGGAACAGTGCATCAGTAAAGCTTCTTACACCGACCCAGGATAGCCGGGACATCATCACCGCGGCGACAAAATGTCTCGATGCAATCTGGCGAGACGGGCATCGTTACCAGAAAGCAGGAGTAATGCTGGGAGATTTCTACAGCCAGGGCGTAGCGCAGCTCAACCTGTTTGATGACAACGCTCCCCGGAAGGGGAGTGAGAAACTGATGGAAGTTCTCGATCATCTCAACGCGAAAGGCGGAAGGGGAACTCTGTATTTTGCAGGGCAGGGGATCCAGACTGCCTGGCAGATGAAGCGAGAAATGCTATCACCACGCTATACTACGAGGTTTTGTGACCTGCTCAAAGTTAGATGATTCGGCCATTAACGGTAGTGGTTATGCTGTTACTACAGTCCGCTTAGAGCGAGGAGCTCACATCTGCCACCTCAAAAAGACCGCAAATATTCAAAAATTTAATGGTTGATTTTGCTGGGATACTTCTCTCATTAATGAGGGGCACATAGAGATTTATATGGCGAGCCTCTTTCTGGCACTAGACGGGCAAGTTTCTCGCCCTAGTAGTCAATGCTTCAATTTTGTTTATGTTGTTCTGAAGCCTTTCCAGTTCAGTCTTCTCAATGCCGTCCCATAGCTTCAAATGACGCTGATATAAGGACCACTTAAGTGAGTGAAAACCATTCCAGGCTAATCCCATCCAGGACGCGTAATTGGCATTAAGAATATTACCGGTGATATACATTTTACCTGCATTAACAGCACTGGAAGTTCCGTAACCCAAGGCAAGCATCATCCTGAAGCGTGGATTTAGCCGCATTGGCATCGTATCCATTAAGGTCTCTCCAAAAGCTCCTTTACCCAGCGATACCTGTTTCGCTACATAGAAAACCCGCATCAAAATTTCCATTATGGTCATCGGAATACTCGTCACGATAAACTGACGGAAGTCATACCCGTTGACATACATGTACTCGATTTGTTTTCCAAAATTAGAACTCCCTACAGGGATGCCTTCGAGCATACGAAGTAGCCCCATAAAGGGGGCCGGTAGACCCATGCCACGGTTTCCGTTTGCTGAGGGGGCATTTACATCCGATGCAAGGTGTCCAAACATTCTGGCAATGAGTCTGAAAATATTGGTTTCGTCCGTTACGCCTTTCTTAGAGGGATAAACCACTATTTGACCATCCTGAACCACCGTACACGTCCCGTTCAGCATATCCTTTATGCCGAAAATAATGCCCAGTATGGGATCATGCGACAAAGCACGTAAGCGATGATTTGTTGGCGACAAAACGCTACCGCTTGCGTCCACTAAATCACTGGTAACCGAACTGTCTGGTGCCCCTATTCGGAACATGTCGGATAGTTTTTTACTGACATCCTCCGGTAATATGGCATTAAAGGCCTTCTGCACCTGTTTATTGAAAATACCATCAACTTCTGCTGTATAGCTCACGGTAGGCTTTGGCGGGGCTCTGACGCATAGTAAATCCAGCATGGATGCTATGATCCCGCAACCGCAGGCAATAGCATAATCCCAAGCGTCAAGCGCGTAGCGGTCATTAAACTCTTTAATGTGATTCTGGATCCGGGCATCTACAACAGCCAGATCATCTGTGGCAAGTATGTTGGCCAGACCGATGTCACCAGAGACACGCTGAGAAGCTTCGCTATGGATAGTCTGCAAGGTAGTAGAATGTATGGCGGCATCAGAGGGGGTCATTTCTCGCAAATGAAGCTCTTTGAGCGCCTTATGCACAGATTCATCAAGTTCAGAACCGCTAATGAGCCCAGACAGTTGCACCTTAAGGCTCTCTATATCACTGTTTATTGTTTCGTGAACGCTCGAGATGTCCAGGCCACGAAGCTGAATATAGCGGATGGCCCTGAGTTCATCATTATATTGAGACTGACTCATGCATTTACCTCACCGCGACTAGGCTACCTTTGGGGGCTTTTTTAGAAAGCATATCGATCGTCGCCTTGATGCCAGCAATTTCTGCCTTAAAATACTCAGCGTTCGACATTAATCTTTCCTGAACATCGTAGAGCTTTTGAATGGCCTGACTAAGTGCGGCTGTTAGTTTCGCATTTTTTCTGTGTTTGAATACCGCGTATCCGCCAATTCCTAAGATTGCTACAGGCGCGGCCAGAACCCCGATTCCTGCCACCATGCCACCGCCGACGATAGAGCCTGCGGTCGCAAGCCCGGAGGTTATACCTGCTGCTGAAACGCCCGTTGTTCCAAGAGTATAAAGAGCACCAAAGGAAGCCGCAGCGCCGACGCCTGAACCCGCTAATGCTGCAACGCCCTCAGTAATCCCCGGAAAGTTATTTTCAAGCGCCTGAAGAGCGCCCTTTACTTCATTCATTGCCTTCTGGCGAATTTTTTCGAGCTCTTCAGATTCAGTAGCGTCCACATAGGCCTCACATTTAAAAATTGCTGTGTATCTGGTGAAAAATGCACCATAAAAGTGATGCAGGAATCATGACTTACTATTGGCGTACTCTCCAGTTCACGATTGTGAGTTCTAATGAGTTTTATTGATAGTGAATGCATACGCCTTCAAGTTTTTACCCGAAAAAACTACTTCGAAAACAGACCGTGCTAAAAATCAGCAGATGATTGAACAGACAGGGTTGGACATGAATGTTCTTTTTTGCCAAACATTTCACCAATCAGGCTACCGATTACATAATACTCGTCCCCGTCGGATATGATATAGGGCCCACCTGAGCATCCTTGCCTGTTGTTATGTGAAATTACAAAACGAGATGTGTAATGCTGGCCACGGTGATTTTCACAATCTTCGATAAAAATACTTTGAATTTTGCCAAAGACAGTTGAAAGTACAGTCTGACCCAGTGGATATCCTACACCGAATGTATGCATATTCTCTTTGGGATTACGCGCTTTAAAATACTGGGATACAGGCTGTTTGATATTAGCTGGTAACTTCATTTCAGCACTATCTACAAACGGATAATTGTCTTTAAAGTTGTTACTGTCATTACAGTTATTAAGAATGAAATCGACAGGAACGGGCACAGTATTCACTGGTCCGAGATGATTATGGAATATGACATAAAGTTTTTGGGTATTGCTACTGGGGTACTCCTTTCCGAGAGCATCAGTAACAACATGGGCTGCGGTGAGGACTTTTAGCTGTTCCTTATCATTGAAGCCAAATGCAGTTGCTTCGAGATTTTTACTAAAGCTAGGATCTTTACTCACATAGATTTTGCAGACGTAGTTTTCAAGCATTTTGCTTCCTTATCAAGATTTAGATACCCAACAAGTCATACGGCTGAAGATGTTAATATAACGCATTGGCGCTGTAAGTGTAAGTATCCCTGCAAAACTAATCATCAACCTTTAGAGAGTCTCTGGCAGCCCCAACTTTCGCTTTTGGCACATTCCGGACGTCATCAAAGCTACAGGCTTTTGGTAGCCTCAATCAATTCAGGCCCCTGATTCTTCACGTTACCCACCGCGCGTGAAACTGGGTGCCAGGTGAAATGGTCTGCTGACATAGCGCCATCTGCAATTATTTCCTCTGCCTCTTTACCTCCAACATCCTGCCTCATCCATTCACGGGCGGCTTCCGGCGTCAGAACCAGCGGCCGGCGGTCGTGAATATCGACCAACCCCTGATCGGCCGCAGCGGTGACAATCAGAAAGCCTTCGGCTTCGTCTCCACGTTCAAATGGTGTACTCCCGATTGCCGCCATGAATATCGGCTGGCCATCGGCACGATGGATAAAGTAGGGCTGCTTCTTGTCGCCTTCTTTTTTCCATTCGAACCAGCCATTGGCAAAGCAGATCGCTCGACCGTGCTGCCAAAGCGGTTTAAACATCCTGCTGGTGGCTGCGGTCTCCACCCGGGCATTAATCAGCGGTGGTTTATCCCACCACCCTGGTGCGTAACCCCAGTGAACGGGATCGAGATGCAGTTGCTCATCGCGTTCGCTCAGGAGCAAAACTTTAGTCCCAGGTGCCACGTTGTAACGCCCAATTGGCTCAGGATCGTATGCAATGTCGCGCTCGGCCTCTTCAGCCAAATAAGCCAGGTACTCTTCACGGGTTTGGGCTTGTGCAAAACGTCCACACAT